TGACTATGCTCAGATTGGTTCAAGCGGTGACTATGCTCAGATTGGTTCAAGCGGTGACTATGCTCAGATTGGTTCAAGCGGTGACTCTGCTAAGATTGGTTCAAGCGGTGACTCTGCTCAGATTGGTTCAAGCGGTGACTCTGCTCAGATTGGTTCAAGCGGTGACTATGCTCAGATTGACAGCACAGGGGAAGATTCTGTTATTATGTGCGCTGGAAAAGAATCTAAAGCAAAAGCAAAGGTTGGATCATGGATAACACTGTCCGAATGGAAATGGAATGATGAGAAGAACCGTTATGTCCCTGTATGCGTTAAGACAGAGTACGTTGACGGCGAAAACATCAAGGCTGACACTTGGTATCAACTTAAAAACGGAGAATTCGTTGAAGTAACTGAGTAACTAATCATCCCTTATGGGATATAAATACAAGTAATATGAATAAAAAAGTAAGTGAATTTGTACGCAAGTATGTTGAGGAGCACTTGGATAAGAGTGACCCAAAACAAGAGTTTGAAGTATTTGTAGTATGGCAGTGCTATATCTTAGGTAATGCCAAGTGGCTTCTTTCAACAACACTACCTGACGGTATGTACTACGAGGTAACATACAACAAAGCTAAAGACGAGTTTTATCTTGATGCTTACAAGAAGTTTGAGAATCGTTGCATCCCAAACAAGTAACTAATCATCTCTTACGAGATATAAATATAAGTAATATGAAAGAACTAAGAAAGAAGTCATTTAAGAATGGAGTTGTATATTGCTTACAACTAAAAGATGGTTTTTTGGTTGAAACTACAGACACGTTCTTACCTTATTATACTAAGGACGCTATTGGCAGACATCAGAATAAGCTCGATAACAACGAGCTTGGTGACCGTACAGAACGTTGGATGATTGGCGTATCAACAATGAGTGGATGCCCAGTAAGATGTAAGTTCTGTGCAACAGGTAACATGAAACGTTATCGCAACCTTACAGCAGAAGAAATTGTTGCACAGGTTGAGTTTGCTATTAGCCACGCTGGCGGCGCAGACCCAACGAAGGCGAAAGAGTTTAAGATCAACTACACTCGTATGGGTGAACCGTTCTTGAACATAGCGGCTGTAAAAGAGGCTATTCGCATTATCACAGCGAAATACCCAAATACACATCACTATGTATCAACAATTGGTATCAAGGGAAGCGACTTCTCTTTTATTAAGGGAAATATCACATTACAGATTAGCTTACACTCATTTGATGATGACAAGCGTAATTGGTTGATTCCTTACAAGAACAAGATGTCAATCAAGGAGCTGGGACAGATTCGGACAGAAAGCAATCTGAAAACAACAATAAACCTTACGCTGGTAGATACCTCTGACTTCGATGCTAATAAACTCCAGGAGTGGTTTGATAAGGAGCATTTCTTTGTAAAGTTATCTCCTATCAATCCTAATAATATCTCAGAGAAAAATCACCTCGGCAAAGGTGTTGTCGAAGGCGTAAATTTAGTATAAACCCTTTAAATTTAAAAACAATGACAGAAATTAAGAATCAATTGGATGCAATGGGCTACGATTATGCAGTAGCAATTGCAACAAAAGCTGAAATCGAGAGCGGTGCAGCTTGTGGTCAGCTCGCTATTATTTGTGAGTAAGTAACTAATACTTAATATAAGTAATATGAAAAAGTTTATTGGTACAAAGGTCATTATGGCAGAGCCTATGACTATGATTGAAGCACAGAAAGTGCTTGGTAGAGAAATTAAGCCAGCAACCATTGAGGAAGATGGCTATTTGGTAGAGTACAAAGACGGATATAAGTCTTGGTCTCCTAAGAGTGTGTTCGACGAAGCCTATAAGCCTTGTGAAACTTTCTTAGACAGATTGTTCGTGGAGCAACAAGAATTAAAAGACAGGGTAGACAAATTGCGAGCCTTCCTGTCTCAAGAAGGCTCGCAAACAAAAGTTGGAAGTTTTCAGTTTGTGCGTATGACTGAACAGCTTGAAGCTATGGAAGCATACCTCAACATCTTGACAAGAAGAATAGAGGATTTAAAAGACGAAGGTACGACTTGTAGTTAACAGATTAACTAATGATCCTCTCCATGTGACAGGTGGAGAGGGTAAAAAGAAGAGAATATGAAGAAAAGGATATTAGATATGTGCTGCGGCTCACGCATGTTTTATTTCGATAAACAAGATCCCGATGTACTCTTCGCAGATATAAGAGAAGTTCATGATACTTTGTGTGATGGAAGGAAATTGGATGTGATGCCCGATATAATTGCCGATTGCACTAATTTGCCATTTGAAGATGAAGCATTTGATATGGTAGTTTTCGACCCTCCTCATCTGTTAAAAGTAGGTCGGAACTCCTGGCTATGCAAGAAATATGGTAAGCTGCCAGAAAATTGGCAAGCATTCATCAACGACTCAATCCACGAAGGTATGAGAGTACTAAAAACAAATGGAACGCTAATATTCAAGTGGAACGAACAGCAGATAAAGGTTCGCGACATACTCAATGCGATTACTGATTATAAGCCAATATTCGGGCATCGCACTACGTCTAAGAATCAAACTATTTGGATGGCGTTCTTAAAGTAATTATAATAATACAAAGAGTTGGAGGATTGATGATGACAAGAGAAGAAGTGAAACAGCTATTGCCTATTTGGGTAGCTTATGCCGAAGGAAAGGTAATTGAGTGTAGGGTAAAACCAGGCACTATAAGCACCAGTATTCCGAATGAATGGACCGAAATAAAAGAAATTGGTTTTTGGAATGGTATTGAGTATCGAATCAAGCCAGATCCAAAGTATCGCCCATTCAAGGACGCAGAAGAGTGCTGACAGGAAATGCAAAAACATCAGCCGTTTGGGTGGTTGAAGGGCGACAAATGCTTCTATAACATAGTATCTGTTAGCAATATAGATGTGAGTATGGCAAACGTTAGTGGCGATATTATAATATTAAATTTTAGTGATGTTATGGAAGACAACACATTTGCCGATGGTACTCCATTCGGTGTAAAAGAGGAGGAATAGTTATGGAAATTAATGAAAAAATAAATGAAATAATTCAACAAGCAAAAGAAGAAGGAGCTTATAATGAAAATTTTGACGCATTTGAACAAGAGGTATATGACCAAGGTTTTCATAATGCAATTTATTTCATGCTGTGGAATCCAAGCGAGCGAAGTTGTTCTAATTGTCAGTATCGGTACAGTAGAGAGCTATGTGGGGAAGAGTACTGCGGGCAAAAATACTGGAGTCCAAAATTGGAGGAATAGTTATGGCACTACCTAAAAATTATAGTATATGGCTTGCCGTTGATTATAATGGTATAGAAAAAGCTTTTTGACTTAAACCGAAAAGATGTGAGAAACATAGAGAATGGTGGGGTGATAAAATGGTTCTTCCGTATGGAAGCATTAAAAAGCTCATCGGAAGAGAATTATCCTGGAACGATGAGCCAGTAGAACTTAAAGAAGAATAGTTATGGCAACATATAGAATAGTAGATATGTATCGTAAAAGCAAGGCTGTTAAAGGCATACATTACGATTCTCAGGATAATCCAATCCGTGCTTATCGTGTAGATAAGAGACATTCATTGTTATTTGGACTTATCCATTATTGGGATTATGGTGCATATAACATTTGCCCAGAGTATCTGTTTTCTTCGATAAATAAAGCAAAAGAAGCTATATTGAATGTAGATAAAAGTAAAACAATAACAATTTTATATGAATAGCGCATGAAAATAGAAAATATAAAGTTTAAGGCAAAACGTTTAGATGATAATTCTTGGGTGTTTGGCTACTTCTACGAGGAGAATGGTAATACATACATCATTGAGAATCGCCAGAAAGAAAGCAAGTTAAACAGAAATCTCACTTGTCAGGTTGACCCTTCAACAGTCTGCCAGTTCACAGGACTGAAAGATTGTGAGGGAAAGGAGATTTGGGAAGGTGATATTCTCGAAGGAGAATCTAAATCTGAAGTCGTTTACACTAAAGGCACTTTTACAATTTCCTTTATTGGTTACAATAAAAGAGTGTTTTCTTATCCTTTATGTTATTACATAAAAGAAGACGGAACGGTTGATGGTAAAGTTATTGGCAATAAATTCGATAAGGAGAAGTAGCGTATGAATATAGGAATTTTATATCTTTGTATGAGTTTTATCTACATCCTGCTTATTTGCTTGGATGGAGAAGATGTAAAACCGAAATGGAAACAATGGCTAGCTGACAAACTAGGCATCAAGCCAAAGATAGAGGTTAGATACATAAAGCCACAAGTCGTTAAGCTTCATTCAAGAGTTACAATGTCAAATTTTGAAATGCAATACTATTGCCGTGACAAATTTGGCATGGAGCAATTGAAGAGAAGAGCAATAGAAAGTGTGTATGATGAAATTCTTAAGGGAATGAAGGCAAATGGATTGGTTTCCATTTCGCAATATAAAGACATCTATACAAATAGCACAATTTATGAGGGGACATGTGAAATTTATAAAAACAAGTAGCTATGAAGAAGGAAACATTTGACTTCTCGGAGGCTCTGAGAAGAATGAAGGAAGGAAAGAAAGTGAGAAGGGTAATTTGGGAAGAATGTGGAGCTTATATCCATATTGTCTCTGAGACTATTGTGGCTGTATGCGATGGAAAATTCTTTCCTTGTGTTTTTAAAGATTCTGAGGATATTCTCGCAACAGACTGGGAGGAGGTGTAAGGATGAAAAAGAAAGTATTGACCCTCACCGTCAGCAAGCGATGGTTTGAAATGATTGCTGACGGAAAAAAGGATGAAGAGTATCGGGAGATAAAGCCGTATTGGATTAAACGACTGACCACTAACTGCGAAGTAGCTTATGATGTGGCGGCAGAAACATATTGCGGAAAGGTGCTCTATCGCCCTTACACCCACGTCCTCTTCATCAACGGCTACCGAAAGGATAGCCCACGTATCGAAAAGGAGATTGATAGTATCACTATCGGTAAGCCTAAGAAGGGTATGTGCCCTGACGAGTGGCTTGATACAGAGTTTTTTGTCATTAAGTTTAAGTGATATGAGCTACAAAGAAATAGTTTTAAATTACATAAAAACTCACGATGTTCCGTATCATCTTAAGGAAGATATAGAAGATGAATTACAAAAAATGTATATCAGACAGCGAGGTGTATGAGTTAATTCTTAGAATTAATCATAGGCTTAATATTGCAAATTGCTTCGAAAGGGGCTTTCGTGGTCATGTACCTATACGTTTTGCAGACGAAATAGCCAGTTATGATATTTTGACAGTATTAAATAAAAAGACGCCCCCACCCGGTCATCACGACTGAGTGGGGGCTTTTTCAAAAACTTAAAACATAATAACTAAAACCCATAAAACTATAACCTATTCACTAACCTATCTAAATATTCGTCCAGTTCTTTCGGGTACCACACTTTTTCGGTAAACCCGAGTCGTTTCTTTCCAGCCGGCAACTTGCCATCCTTCACATATCTTCTAAAAGTAGAAGATGGCAGCCTGGTATATTTACAAGCCTCAGCAAAGCTGATAGCCTCATCCTTGTTGGCCAGCCGATGGAGATAGTCAAACAGAAAGGCCGACTGCGTTCTGTTGACAAGACATCTGCCCGACCTTATCCTGTCGTGAAACTCCATCAACAGGTTGTCTATAGCCTCCAGTTCCTCGCTTATCTTCACCATATCAATGTCGTTTATACAGCTTCACACCAATCACGAAAAGCAGCGCAATCACCAATGCGGCAGAAAACTTCCCCATCGCTACAAAGAGCCTTTCGCTCCTACTCATCTCCTTCTCCACAGGGTAAGCTACGTTAACGCTGTCACGCTTCACGATAGTGTCCGTCTTTACCTTATATATATCATGATACCTGTCCCTATACAATGTCTTGTTTACGTACAGAGTATCTCCCTTTCTCTCCACATACACCGAGTCTTTCAGATACACACTGTCCTTTCTTACGGTCGTGTCCACCCTCGTTATGTACTCAGTATGAATCTCAGGCACACTCACGTACTTCGTCTTGCAGCTTCCGAGAGTCAACCCGGCTAATATCACCAATATCGCAATGTTCAACTTCATGAGCACAACACCTTTTTACATTTTGCCAACCATCTTTTCCTGCTCGCAAGCCCGTTGGTCCCTCCGTTAATGCGTTTCGTCACAGCCACTACATTATCCTTGTCGGCCAACTCGTTCAGTCCGTGCTTCCACCACCACCAGGCACCACTCTTTGTAGCACCGAGAGGCTTTTCCAGCAGTTCCGGATTCTCCATGATGTCGCCATTGCAATATCCCGAGTCCTGATAAGCCTTGTAGTTTGCTCTGCCTGTAATGTGCATCAGCCCTCTGCCCTTATATCTCGCGCCATCACCCTTCATGTTGTTACCGAGCATCTTGCCAAGCCTTCCTTCCTCGTATTTTCTGAAGTACGATGGCTTCCCGAGTTCTCTCATACATCTCAGCCCGCTGGTCTCATGGCATACCTGAGCCATGAAGTGAGCCATTCTCATGGGTGTATTGATATGAAAAACATAACACCACTCGTTGATATAATGCAGAAAGTAGCTCACTCTGTCCCAGTCTTCCAGGATTTCATACATCTGCAGTCTCGTTATCTTCATTTCTCTGCCTCCTGCTGTTTCTTTAGCACCTCAGCAAAAGCCTTTGCCAGGTCGTCTTTGTTCTCCAATAGGATGCTGATTGTCTTTTCCTGCTTGCGTATCTCTGCCTTCTGCCATGACTTTTCTCTCACACTCATGAATTCGCAAAACACGCAGTACCCTGCCCATATCATCGAGAATACCGGGAACGGCATCACGATGCAGGCTATCAGGTCTATGCACACCGTTACCATGAATGGCGAGAAATACTTTCTTGCCTTGTCGCAGGTTTTCTTTAGCCCCATGCTGGTCGTAGCCTCTCCGTTCTGTCTCGCTTTCTTGATGCCGAAGAACAGGTCTACGGCCATAGATACGATAAGAGCACCCATACAGATAGCTATCACCAGCGCCGATCTGTATAGATGCTCTTGCAAAAATGTATGTATTATCTCTGTCATATCTTTGATTTTTGTTGCCTACAAAGATATGCGCTTTTCTTTTACCTTTTTCTCTTAGTAGTCTTACCTATCCCATCATGTACCAGAATATCTTATCTGTAGGATGGACAGTATCCTCGTCAGTCAAAAAACTTACCGACAACTCGCTCATCCTCCCCATCAGACTGCCTTTGTCTTTCGTCCATTTTCTCACCAACTCTATGTGGTTCGAATACATCAGGTTCATCGTTACCGCGAAGTCCCATAGATTGTAGTCCGGTATGTCCTTCCCTATGCGTCTGTACTCCTTTTCTATATCCTCGTAGCTCACAAATGGAGCATAGCTCCTGTGGGTGTCACTGTCGTAGTAGTACATCTGTGAGATGCAGCCTCTCGCTGTCAACTCGTCAAAATGACTCACTCCGTTCTTGTAGTATTGTATGGCTCTGTAGGCATTCTCCTCCTGCTCCTTACTCATACCACACTCTCCTTCTTCCAACATTCTAAGCGCATTTCGTACCTCGCTCAAAAGTAAGTTTAATGAATCCATAAACGTAAAGTATAATTGTGAATATAATAAATATATGATGCGCCTCTATCTGTTCCGGGCGTATCATCCAGCTCTTGTAGTATATTCTGATAGCATTAATACCGAAAAAATAGAGGAAGGGTATTCTGAACATCCAGCAGTATTTATAGAAATAACTCGCTGGCAGCATGGCAAGCGGCATATAGATATAAGCCAGTATATACAGCCATATCACGCAGTTGCCGTTCATATCTGTGTCAAGGATAATGGGACTCGAATATCTCGAATAGTCCCAAACTCCGTACCAGTGACCGAGCATTAGCGGGATGGGCATCCACTTCACCCCAATCTCATACAGCTTGAATATGCCTCTGTCAAGCAATCGCGAACGTATCGCACGCCGCTCTTCTTCCGAAAGCGGACTTTCTTCTTGTTCTGTTTCCATAACTTTCAGTTTTTTATTTATTTTTGGTTAGTTTGAGCTAATTGTACACCAAATTCGCCTTTTACATTACAATTCGCTGCAAATATAGATATTTTTATAACAATTCGTTGCTTAAATAACATCTTTTTAGAATCTTTAACGATAAATATACTACTTATTATTTGGATTTTATCTAAATAAGGCGTATCTTTGCAGCGTACTATAATAAAATAACCTATGCCAAGAAGAGGATTTGACCTTACAGTCGCTATGAGGCGCGATTTACTTAGCGCCTACAGGCAAGTCTACACCAACTGTCATTCTCAGAAGGAGGCGTGGATCAAGACGGCTCGTCATGATGCTCCTCGGTTCTATGTCAGCCCCAAAACGGCTTACAATGTCCTGCGCTATATGGTACGTGGCGATTTTACTGTGGTCGATGCCAAGAGCCCAAGAGAGCAACGTATGTACTACGAACTGTTCCGCAGACTCGACAAGCTGTCTCAGCAGAAGGAGTTCATCGGCAAGTCACTGTGGTTCATCACTCCCTTCTTGGTATCTCAGCCTGCGCCAGAGTTCTATGCAAGCATAGAAACAGTGCGAAAGGCTATTAGTTGCGGAAAGAAATATGGAGAATATTATCATCACAAAGAAATCTTCGGCAAAGACAAACTTTCTGATAAAGACCTTGCTCACTTGCGTAAGTCTGGCGGTTTTCATCGCCCGTCCAGATAATGCAGGCTTCTTCCCCGGAAGTAGCTTCGTCTCTCATCTTACATATTCGTTTTGTCACGCCAACATTTTTCATCTTGCAGCCAACCTCGTTGTCCTGTGGTCGCTGCGCAATCGTATATGTCTTTGCGCAAGCCTCTTCGCTGCGGTTTTGGCGAGTTTCTTGCCGACGTATGTGTCTCAGCCCACTGTCGGGCTCTCGGGAGTTATCTTCGCTGCCATAGGCATAATGTGGGGTAAGACTGGCAGATTTTGGGACTCCTGTTGCGTGGTTATGCCTTTCATCGTTCTCACGATGCTCATGCCTGGAGTCAACGGCATACTTCACCTATGGACATACATGATTGGTTTTATCATCGGACGTATTGTTACTAAATATTCACACATTCCATACTTTTGAAGTAATTTGATTTCACTATCAAAAGAGGCGGTTGCTCGTGATGAGTAGCCGCCTCTGTTCTTTTGTCTTATTTGTCTTCTCTCCGCTTCTGTACCTCTATCACGGTTCCTGCATACGAGTCAGATGCCCGAAACCCAGTAAGCGTGTATCTTATCTTGAAGTATGCCCAAGGCTTACCGCCAAGACTGTTCAGCTTCCTCCAATGTTTGGCATTGTTACTTCCCCATACTTCCAGTTTCACCTTGCCGTTATCCGATGCGTCCATAAGGTGTTTGACGGACCTCAGCGATTTCTGCATAATGCTTCCTCCCAGTTTCAGGGCTCTTGTCGTAACGGTTCCGCTGTAAGTATTATCGTCATGAACGATGTCTGGCTTGGTCGTAAGCGAATAGACGTTTCCGTCCGTATCTTGTATCAGATTGTCTGGGTAGTCGTTCGCCATCGCCTTTGCCTTCACTCCGTTCTCCACTACCGAAAAAGTCTTGTCCACCATATTGTAGATATACTGCCAGGGGTACACCTTGCTGTATATCCTTAGGAGTGAGTCTCTGTAGTCGTAGGCTATAAGGCAGTCCTTTAGATAGTTAGCAAATCCGCCATCCTGCATGCTTGACCTACCTTTTAGCTGTTCACTCATACAAGCAACTTCTGCTCCGCTCGCTGCCATCAACCCCTTCTCCGAAGCAAAGTACACCAGTTTGTCAGTAGGCACAAGTGGAGAGTTCTCAAGGCATACTTCTCTCGATATGGGGTGTATACTGCCGTACATTCCTTCGTTTGTCACGCTCATGGCGTATATACCTTCTGATGTGAATACCATCAGTGGATATTGACCGAACTGGCCCTGACTGATAGCCTCTGTGTTCGCTATGATCCCAAGTATGCTTCCCGTTCCTACGGTGTTATCTCCACTCGCTTCAAATAGGAATGGGTTGTTCACCACAGAAGTGTAGATATTTGAGTCCAGCGTCTCGTGGGCATTCGGATCCACCACCGGCCTTGCATTGTCATCTTCAAATCCGTCATACGTTATTCTCGGGAATGGCAGTTTGTCAAAGCAGTATGCTCCGTTCAGCCTTGGGTGTACTTTCAGTTTTATGTGGGCTGCGCTCCCAGTGTCCTTGTCTATAATCAGCATTTCTGTTGCATTAGGGTCTGGGTAGTATATCCAGCTGCTTATCATCTCAGGCAAGGCCGTGTAATACCCGTCTGCTTTCACCCATGCGTCCATGCTGTTAGCTACTATATGTGTGTATATTTCGTATTCCTGCGCATCATGGGAAGGCTGGATAACGCCCGACATTCCAGGTTGCTCTCCTGTTGTGATAGGTATAAAGTCGCTGAAACCGCTGAATGGTTTTCTCTTCACACCTGTCATATTCAGACGGTTATTGTATGGGTACACTTTCTTCGCCACCATAGTTGCCCATCCGTAATAATCATCCGTCTTTAGCTGCTCTTGCTCCGTCAGCGTTTCTACCACATGTTTGGCTATAGGAGCATATTCAAGTTTACCATTCGCCTCATCTGTCTTTATCGCAAAGAGTTTGTAAAACTGCGTCTTGCTCATCAACTCATCTATAATCTCCCTGTCCGACTTTACATGCTTTGGCATGATAACCGAACGTGCCTTGTATTTATCATAGGTAAACTCGTAACTATGATTGAAGTCAACAGTGAAATCTATTCCACCGCCTAAACCTTCCCGTTTGCCAGAAACTTGGTTCATATAGCAGTAGCCATCCATTTCTAACGGCTCTTTAAACTCGAAATCTCCATCTATATCAAAAGGCCTTACTTCATCGGAAGCAAACACTACAATCTCTTTCACAATGTCTTTCCAGTTGTCAGCACCCTCTATAGAGGCTTTGTAGTATAGGTCACTATGTCCGATGGAGTATATAAAAAAAATAGCTGCACTACTATTAACGTTCTCTAAGTCTAATGTCTGCCCGTTAACAGCTTCTTCATATACTTCCCCACGGAGACGGTATGGTGCTATTTTGAAGTTTCTGTTGATTGTCGGACATACAAGAATAGGATTGCTGATTCTTGCATAAGAACCATCGTGCAGTTTTAGAGCATATCTTACAAAGAATGGGAAGCAGAACTCGTTTATTTCTTTTGCCTCCTTTATTACAGACGCAACATGACCCTGTACGGCTGTTTGGAATGCTTTTATCTTGTTTACATCGTTTACTGGCTTATAAGTCCAGTAGGTGGAGGTTTTACTGGTCGTTACGCTGGTCAGGCTTCCAGAGTCGTCGTAGTAGGCTTTTTTCTTGCTTGTTTCACAGAACTCTCTTATATCGAGAGGAGTTACCTTGCCGCTGCCTACCATCAGGTCGGTGGCAAACGTACTGAATTCCACCTTTGGCTTGGGGAGTTCTGTTCCCAGGTCTACATACTTCGTACCTTTGAATAACAGGTAATGTATGCCGTTCTCTGTAACACATATCAATGTATTGCCAACACTCGTTATCTCAGAAGGTTCTCCTATACTAAACGTCTGGCCGCTATCCTTGTCTATCCCGTCATCCGTCATTTTGTAGCAGATGATAGACTGCGTATGCTCCACCTTTGCAATAAGGTTTTTGTGATCTGCCATCTTGTGTACATACATGATTGTAAATGATGTTTGGCCGATTTTCACTGGTTTCTGAACAGGCTTCAACTCTCCGTCTCTGTAGATAAACCCGTCACAGACCTCCAGCTCGTTGTCCTCACTCATCAGATCACTGGGCACGTTGGTCATGCCTTTGCCGAAACTCAGCACTTTTCTTTCTGTATTCCTTTCCATAATAGTCTTTCGTTTTAGAATTTTGCCATAGAGTGTACGCGATCTCCCTTTGGCGTGTCGCTCTTCCTAGGTGCCCACCTTGGTTTCTCCATGTCGTTGGCACTCACCCATAAGCCTATTGCCGTACTCATCAGCACATCATCATGGTTGCCGTTACCTACAATGTTGCCAAGGCTTCCGTCGTCGTGCCGCTCATATATCCTCAATTCGTGATACATCTCCCTGTCAGGTTCCTTCCACAGCATATCGTCCACATACTGCTCCAGGTTGTCTATCACCCAGCCTTTCGTTAGCTTGTTCGTTTGAAATCCGTACTTCGCCAGCACATTGTCCTTCACATCCTCAGGACTCGATGTTCTCTGATACAGATTGTCATAGTAGTAGGCTATCTCGTTGATGATACTTCCAAAGTGATCGCCCTCTGTGTTGTTGTTCTTCTCGCGGTCTGCCGTGTTGCTTTCTATCACCAGTAGCGCATCGTCATAGAAGTGGGCCAGCGCTGCCGCCATCCATGCTATGCGGTCATGCCTCTCGTGCCCCCTCCATCTCGCCACAACCTCGGGCTTACCTTTTATCGTAGGTATCATGCCGAAACGGTCTATCACTGTCATCACCGTGTAGTCTGATGTTGATGACTTGCCACCAATATCCACACTCACCACATATCTGTTCTCCACCTTCAGCTTGTTGGGCGCCGCCCATATTTTCAGGCATCCTGTCCCGTCATTCCTTATGCTGATAGATGATTTCTGTATAGTGCTGTCGTTCTTGTTTCCGTCTACCACGATGTCTGCCGTGTACATCGGGTCTTTCTTGTAGCGCTTCTGCAGGTCGTCTATGCTGTATGGATTGAATACGAGGTTACCAGAGTTTCTAAAGGCATCCTCCTCGTCTATTGGAGCCTCAGTAGCGCAGAAGGAGTGCGTGGTGAACTTGTTGCGGAAGTTTCTGTACCACTCTATGGCTTGCATACAGGCACCCTTCTCCCACATTCGCCAGAAGAACTTACCTGTCTCTCTGTATCCTCTTGGGTTGGTGTTTCTGTCTCTATTCTGCAGTAGCCATCTCGCAAAAGCCCGCTCATCTTTCACCTCCTCCATGTCGTGTTCTATAAAGTAGCAGGGTATGAAGATAAACGAGTAGGCATCATTATTATCGGGATTCATGGCGAGCTGACACTTGTCGTAGAAGAAGCCAGAGTTACCCTTGCCTGTACTCTCGAATACCTCAAGGTTGTCCTCTTGGTTTCTTATACCGCCCGAGATAGAAGAAATCACACCTTCCGGGTCATGCTCAGGCGTTTTCTTCCAGTATGCCACCTCCGAGTAGTGGGCGCAGTGGAAGTTGCTACCACGCACAGAGTCGAAGTTTTCAAATGATGCCACAGTCAGCGTACTTCTTCTGATGGCTCTCATTCCGTCCGTCACCTGAAAGTCATCGGGAGAGTTCTCGTAGGGCGAGAATTGCAGTTTTGCGCCGGGACAACCCACCGTCCATCCAGGCTGGTTCTCCAAAGCCTTTCTGTACATAGCCTTTATCTTCTTGGCCGTATTCTTCTGTTGAGCCAGCACAATAGCATTCCATCCGTCCCTTCTGTAGTCTTGTATCCACTTGATGTATAGCTGCGTCAGGGTCGAACCGCCCCATTGTCTTGCTTTCAGAATTACCACCCTGATGGCTGCTCCACTGGTGCGCAAATCTTCGAATATTTTCAGCAGCTTTCGCTGCGGATAGTTCAGCTTGAAGGGCACCATGTTTCCCGTTATCTTGTCCTCTATCTTGTCTGTGGCGTATAGAGCGAACTCTGGGTCCTCACGAAACCTCACCTTCATAATCTCAAAGGTCAGTATCATGATGAGCTGCTTGGTATATCTGCTGCCTTCATCATAGTCTCGCCTCCACACACGGATAATGAATTCTCTCAGGCTTCCCAACTGCCTCAGCTGCCTGTACAGCAATGTGCGCATACACTCCTTCGGAACCCACATCTTCTTGATCATGAAATCCGAAAGTTCCAGCACCTCCCTATGCTCAAAGTCATAGCAGTTCTCGCCAGTCCATGGGTCATACGTGCCGTAGATTTCTTCATATCTCCGTCTGTTCTCCCTTACAAGTTCGTCTATCTCTGCCTCTTTAACTATCGCCATCTGCTAATGATTGTAGTTCCTCAAAGTCAGCGTCCTTTATCTCGGGCACCTTCGACACGTCTATCTCATTATTCTCTCCCACTTTGGTCATACTCAGCGCTGCCAGCTGTTTAAAGTCCTCGTCCAGTCCGTGCGTCACACTCACCTCGCTCTGCTTTGGTATCATGTGTTTCATCAGGTCTTTGTATATAGTTGCGTATGTCTTTGGGTCATACTCGGCCAACTGGTTCATGCAGTCCTCAAACTTCTCTTGATGACGGGCAAGGAAGTCTCTCAAGAACTCCTTTTGGGCGCTCTTCGTGGCGGGCAGTATACGCTTGGCTTTCTCGCGCTTCTCTGCCATCACTTCCCTCACCGTCTTTATATCGCTGTAGTCCTCCATGTTCTCTAAAATGGTTTATAGGGTTTATGCACACTGCCGGGTTTAGTAGCATTCGATGCATCCAGTATGTCTAATTCTGCATCTTCTACCTCTGCTGCCTTGTCTGCCGTCAGCGGATCCTTGCTCGTCAATGTCAGTTTGAAATATTCATACAGCGCTCCTGCCGATATATAGTTATGTATGGCCTGCACCAAGGAGTCATACCTCGTATCATCCCAGTAATCTGGCATCCTTAGCCATATCTCCTGTTCGTCCCACTCCTTGATAGCATTGTCTCTTACCACCCCCTCCTTTTTCATCAGATAGGCGCTCAGCAATCCTTCTGCTTTCTTCATGTACTTGTCAAACCATCGGTAGAACAAAGGCCGCTCATGGTCATTCTCACTTGTCGGCAGGGTGTCTGCCTGCGCATCGTTGATGCTTCTGCGGCTTCTGCTCAGCAGGTTTGTCGTCGCATCTATGTCGTACCAAAGCTGGTTGGCATACACAAAGATATGCTTGTCTGTGTGGTAGCGGGTCGCCATAGGCTGCTTCGGCGCAAAGGGGTTGGGCGTTGCTTTCCATCCCCTTTCTCTGTCATGGTGCATGGGGTGTAATGTATTGAATTCCATATTACTCCTCCTTTGTTACGGTTATCTCTACTTCCCTCTTTAGATTGTCGCTATGACGGGAGAAAATGGTTACGGTTGTCACACCTGTATTTATAGGCACGAGACAGAAAGCATGAGGCTCTGCGCTTCTTTGTACTTCAAGAATGCTGGGGTCGCTGCTTCTGGCTTCAATATCGTCTATTGCGCTATCGTCAATAGAATAGGATAGGGTAGTTTCCTTATTGCCAAGTTCAATAGTCACACCGCCTCCGTTGTCGCTTCCATCCACCTTTGCTGTCAGCGTCTTGGTGTATGGTATGGTTGGAACGGACGGACCGCTCAGCACAAAGCATCTGCGAATGTTCTGCTCGTCAAATGTCAATGACTGCAAGTAAGGTTCTGCCTGTTTAAGGTTGGTAGTTTTTAACCACCACTGATACATCATATAGTCTTCCACATACTTTGCCACTAATCTTGCCAAAGTATCAGAGAGTGTTCCGTTGCACCTGCGAGATACGACAATAACAAACTCTACTATATCGTCATCCTTATCGTTATAGTAGATAACGTTATCGCCTGATGTCTGAGCGTTTGGAGCCAAATAGTCTGCCAGTATAACCTTTGTAATCTCCAATGCTGATTGGAAATCATGTGTTAAAGTGTTTTCGTGAACCGCTTCGTCACCAGCAGCTTCGTTAAAACTCATTTTGATGGCTCTGTCGTCTGTAGCGCCATCTATCTTGGCCTTTAGGTAGGTTGCCCTCTTTACCTCGTCAACTACTACCGATTTGATAATCTGAAATTTTAATATCATATCTTTCCTTATTTAATGGTTTCTAACTTAGGATCACTCTCTATGGAGCCTGTCATATCTTTCAGCGTTTTAGCTCCAGCCGAAGGAGCCTCTTTGTCGAACACAAGTTTTATCGCATCTTTCAGAAGCATATTTGCTTCGTCCGAATACACTTTAGCTTGCTCTGTACTGCTCAAAGTCAACACCATATAGGTTGCATATGCTCTCACATATCCCATAAAACAGCTTTCAAAGGCATTCTTGTGTCCTTCGTTTAGTCTGATAACATTGAAAGTGACTGATGCAGGAAGAGAAGAGTCAATATATGTTTTTACGACTGGTGCCAGTTCGCCCGCAAAACTGCGAACTGCAGATTCTATGTATTGCCTTATCACAACTTTCTCTACTGCCGATAAAGTCGTGTTTCCAAACAGAGAATCGCCCGCCTTGTCTTTCTGCCTCTTTGCGATAACAGAAACCTGCTTCATCACATCGCTTTCGATGGATTCCATGCTGATGGTTATCAATTTTGTCTCTTCTGCCATATCTCTTTATGCTGACTGTAAATACTCTTGTGCTTGGTTCACCGTTTCCTGGTTGGCTCCCTGCACCACTCCGTTCTCTATCTGTCCACCGCCTTGTGCTATTGCTAATTGCTGTTGCTGCTGATACATCTGTTCAAGCTGTGCCTGCTGTTCCTGAACACTCGCAAGCAGCTTGTCTGCAAATGGAGCATTGATGTTCTGCAGATACTGCACCACGTTGATAGCACCCATTTGCAGCAACTGGTCAAGTCTGTCGTTTATCTGAGACTGATATGTGGTAGAGGCGGCTGCATTCTTGATGCTTGTCTTGAAGTGTACGTCTCTTGCCGTATATCGGTCGTAGAATATGGTGCTGTTGTTGTCTTTGTTCAGTATCTTTCTTCCGTTCTCGTAGTACTGCTGTATGGTCATACACTTCTTGGTGGCGAGCTTCTCTGCGAACACGTCCATATCCGATAGAATTGAGTACAGCGAGGTGGTGGCGTTCTGTGTCTCCTGGGCATATCTCGATGCAGATGTTCCTGCCGATGGTGTCTTACCCTGCAGCGCTCCGCTCACGTTCGACACTTCGTGTATCAGGTTCAGCTCTATCTGCAGCAACTCGTTGGTGCCAATATTCACCGCATTCGAGGTGATGATGTCAGGCTTCACTTGTGGCATATTGGGCCTTGGTGTATAGAAACACAGTCCGTCATACTCCACTATTTCTTCGGCAAACTCTGCCGGACTCTTGCCGCCAAGCACGGTGGTTGGTATCATCCACACACCCTTCGAGCTGCTTCTTATCGCCATGTCGTTCATTACTATCAGGCGGTTGATGTATCTCTGCTGGTCTATCACGTTCGCTAAGAATGGGTGTATCTTACCGTTGAGATACGGGAATAGCTTGATTGTAAACGGATGGCTCTTATAGTCGTATGGGGTTTCCCCTTTGCACAGCACGGTTCCGTCTGGTGCCATATAGGTGTAGTACCAGTATTTGTCCGCTACTTCTTCCGATACGATATAGGCTCTCTCGTCTTCTGGCACACCCCTATCGTCATACATCTTCTTGCGCTTAATATTGTCCGATCTCAGCTTCTCTATCATGGCCGTATCGTCCATATCCACCTTGAAGTACGAGTTGTTGGCGTTCGTGGCTATAGGGTCAAAGCATTGTAGGCGCATCTTGGTCTCGGTAGTCCATACCTCTATCACTCTCACGTAGTGGTTCGACTTATTGGTGTGGTCAAAGCTTATGTTGCCAAGGTTCTTCTCCTCGTTGAACTCATACCCCACTCCGTCATCGCTCACGTCTTGTATGGAAAAGATGCTGTCAAGATCATCTATCGTCAGTCCAAACTCCGGTCGCGCAAATTTCTGGTACAAATCTTCTCTGCTCACGTCATGCAGGCAACCTATCAGGCTGATGTCCTCATGTCTCGGGTCGCTGCCGCACTCGAAAAACATAAAATCAGGCTCCATAAGCTCCGTCCACGCGTCAGGAAGTTCGAGCTGCTTCGACTCCCACCCTTCTCTTGCGTACATTTGGCCGCCTATCACATAGTCCTTGATGGCGTGATTCAACAGGTCTTGCATATACGTTGACTGCCAGTTGCATTGCAGGGTCGCGCTCATCATGTCGTTGATAGCTCTTGAGTCGTTGTCCCTGGCAAAGCACACGGGTTCTGTTCCTTGCTTGGCATAGAGGCCGCCTATAGACTCCAGTATGCTCGCCATCACGTTATTGCTCATTGGCGTAGTGTTCTTTCGCTCCATATACTCCCGTTCAGTCATGTAGACGTAGGAGCCGTGATCCCACACCTTGATGGTATCTCCCCATTGGTCTCCCATGCAGTATCTCATGGTTCTCGCCCTCGTCTCTCTTACCCCACTCAGGCTGTTCCATGCGCTCCTGCATCGCTGCAATAGCTCCATGTCGTTACCGTGCGCTTGCCTCGATGCCCGGTTGATTACCGAACTGTACAGTTTCTTTCCAGGCATTACCCTGCTAAGAGTCAATATCCTTGCTTTTGTCATTTTTATATACAGATTCTTGTTGTTTTAGCGCAAAAATAAGAAATGTATATCCTCTCTTTGCCCATTGTTCCCCCTGTACGATTACCCTTGGTTACTAACGGAAAACCAAGCCTGTTTTTTCGTGATATTTGCAGAAATATTATTTACATAATTATTTTTTAAAATGACAAAGGAAGAACAAGCTAAAATGATGGAAGCTGAAGAGGCGGCAAAAGCCACTTCTGCCGACACGGAACACGATGCTCCTGCTGAGGACGAGCGCCCTAACCGCACGGCCTTCTCCAAGCGTTTCTCTAAGCGTCATTCCGACATCGACTTCGAGGACAAGGAGGCTCGCTATGGCGCCATGAACGACGATGCCGATATGCTCTCCAAGTACGAGGACAGCGGAAAGGCTCTCTCAAAGATGCTCGACAGCAACAAGTGGCTGGCGGCTATGGTGCTCGACTCTACACGGAAGAATATGCATCCTTTCGAATGGATGGCTTCGCAGGGTATCGACATCAAGGCGGCACTCGAAGATGAGGAGCTGGGAAAGAAGGTGGCTACTCAGATTACCAAGTTTCAGGAAAAGGTAGCCGAACAGGAGAAGCACTCGCAGCAGCTCGATGACAATCTCCGAAAGTCTTACGAAACGTTACAGGGATTAGGACTCTCTGACGAGGAAACCAATGAGCTGTGGGGCAAAGTGTTTGGCGTTATACAGGATGCTGAAGATGGCAATATCTCTGCCGAAACATGGAAGCTCTTTAAGAACGCATACAGCTACGATGCTGACATTTCTTCGGCTCGCGAGGAAGCTGCCATGCAGGCTCGTAACGAGAAGATCCAGAACAAGGTGCGCTCCTCTAAGACAGAGGGAGGTATGCCTCCTTCTCTTGCCAATTCCGGAAGCGGAAACGAGCCTGCTAAGTCCATAAAGCGAGAGAGTTTCTTCGATGGCATCAGAAGCAATTAACAAATAACATTTTTAATAGTATATAACAATGAAGAAAGTAATGAATTATTTTTCCTTTCAGTCCGTCTTAAAGATGGTGCTGATGTTACTCGCAGTTGCAACGGGTGGTGGCGTTCTCGCTTTGGCCGACAATGTTGAGCCACAGATTGGCAACGAGGGCGTTGAACCCGCATCTAAGGAAACGGTTGAGGCGAAAGAGCCAGTCAATCCTGATACTAACGACCGATTGAGTCCAGGCGGTAAGAAGGATGGACAGGACCTCACAGGATCTCAGGCTTCATCCACTCAGCTTCGCGAGGGTGGTCTGCTCGACAAGGAGTGGGACTCCGAGATCGTCAAGTTCTATCCTTTCAAGACTCCTATCCTCTCTATCGTTCGCCGGATGGCAAAGACCGTCAATATCAAGAACTGGTCTGTATCTCACCAGCGTGTGGGTGGCGAGACTCTTGATGGTCAGGTTACTCAGAAGATTGTAGCTGGCGATACAGTAGAAATCAACTCTACCAACTTCTCTGGCTCTATCCGTCCTTTCTACAAGGGTACCACTGTCATCGTGTCGGGTGTCCCTGGTTACAAGGAAGGTTCTAAGACTAAGACCGAGGGCACACTCATGCTCTACGTCATAGAGGCTAACGGCAAGAAGGCTGTCATGCAGGCCGTTAATGGTATTCCTAAGAACGAGGGCGATACGCGCGAGAACCTCGACAACATGACTTGTCCTGAAATCCCAGTAGGCACTACTCTGCTCGCTGCTTCTTCTGCGGCTTCCGAGTCTCAGCTTACCATTACCCCAGAGAACTTCCAGCCTCGCGAGAAGTCTGTCTATGTGCAGAAGAAGTTGCTCAACATCGTCTTTACTGACGACTACGAAAAGGTAAAGAAGGAGCAGCCTATCACGGTGGCAGACCTCAAGACCGACGCTATCATCAAGTACAATCTCCGTGCTGAGCGCACGTATCTGATGGGCATTAAGTCTCGTTTCAAGGCTGAGACTGGCGATGGCCAGATTGAAGATGTATACACCTCTGAGGGCATCATCAATCAGCTTACCAACACTTACGCCATTGGTAACGAGTACACTCTCTCCGACCTGATTGCTATCTCAAAGTTGCAGTTCACAGAGTTCTCTGAGAACGACCGCTGCTTTGCTTTCTGCGGCAAGAACGCCATCGAGAGACTTGAGAATATCAAGCTTGAGGGCAGCCATCAGAACGACTTCATCAACCACAATGAGTTCGATTTGTCGTTCAAGCGATTCAAGGACACATTCGGATCTCTCGACTTTATCTGGGCTCAGACACTCGACCTTATGGGCATGTCTGACTTCATGGTCATCTTCGACCCTAAGGCTTCACGTCGTTACGTCAAGATTGGTAAGCGCGAGCAGACCAACGATATGTCCAAGGGTGGCGGCGAGGTCCGTGACGCAAAGCGATGGATTCACCAAGAGGCAGACTCTGTTGCTCTCCGTGGTTACAACTCTATCCTTGTCGGCCCTGCAGGCAAGATCAACAAGATTGCTACCGAGTCTTTGGGTGCAATCATCTCTGCTGCTAAGCTTCCTGCTACTCCTGCAAAGGGTATGAAGGTGGCTCTTACTAAGGATTATGTCAATGGTGAGACAACCTACGAGGCTGGTACTGTCTATTACTACGATGGTTCAGTTTGGTCTGTATACGCAGGTCAGGACGTAGCTGCGTAACGTGAGCTCTTTTTCATTTCAACCAACATATATTTACTCATTCTGGGGGCGGGTGCGGTAAGCCTCGCCCCCTTTTTAAATTCTAAAGAAATATGATTAAAACATACAAGGCGAGAGTCAGCAATAATAATGTAAGTTATCTGCTTGAAGGAAAGCAGGGCAACAAGGTACGATACAACTTCACTAACGGCAATGTGGTTATCAACAAGTATCCGTCACTGACACTTCGCAACAGATACTGCCAGGATCTCCTGGAGTCCAACCCTCTTTTTCTTAACAACACCATCATTCTCGAGCACTCCGAGGAGGAATACCCGGGCGAACAGGCTGCTCTTGATAAAGAGAAGCAAGAAGCTGGGCAGGCGCACGATGCCGTTTCTGAAAAAGCGGAGACTTCCGCAAAAGACACCGATGAGGCTGAGCCTGAGAAGGAACGGGTGATGGGTGTTGTTTCTACTGCAGACGTTATCGAGTATGTCAACAAGCGCTTTGATAAAGATTACCGCACTTTGGCTAATGCCATGAAACAGGCGTCAAAGTACAACATTATCTTCCCCGACTTCGAGCCATAATCCGCTATATATAAATAAGGTATAATGAAAGTAGATGAAATCATAAGACAGGTCCGATGGTGTATTGACGAGGAAACTTCTGGTACATCTTATATCGCAGACGATAAAGATGACGTGTACATGGAGAATATCATCCGCGCCAAGATTCCGGACGCATTACATTGGATTGCTATTACTGCTTCCGCTTCTTCGGTACTTTCCTCATCTTCTTCTACACAGAAGAATGCTTCTTCCGATGTGGCATCTACAACCGCTACTATGACGGTAACTTCCTTTGATGGTCACGAGGATATTGGCGTTATCACAATGCCTTCGTCTGTCTCTGTGTTCAATATCAATCGTGTACGTGGCAAAGGGTGGCACAAGGCTGTCATTCCAGTAGAGGACACTTCTGACGAGGCACTGATGATGTTTGATGACACTTCCAAGGGAACCGTCGACCGGCCACAAGCTGCCATCATGCGCGTCAAGCCACTGCAGGTCTTGGTGCAGCCTATGCCTTCCGATGGAACGATTTCCGTATCTTATGTGGGAGTACCTACTGACGTAACAGAGGGCAGTGGCGAGGAGGACGATTCTGTCGAAATCTCCGACAACTTCCGTGGTGCTTTCATCTACTATCTTGCCTTCTTACTTCTTTCTGCCTATGATGATTCTAAGGCTAATCAAATGTATTCTATTGCTCTTCAGCAACTGGGTGCTAACCAAACTAAATAAGATGGAAAAGGTAGCTACTTCATATAGCAACGAAGAAAATGCTTGGGTTTCCGAAGAACTAAGCGTGCATCGCAATGTGTACTTAACAATCAATCTTGTTAACCCGGGAAAGGTTGTTATCAGGCAAAATTGCGGTGATGATAAATGGTATCGAGTTCCGATAAAGAGACACAAGGATAATAAATCTTTCTGTTTCAGAATCCGCATACCATCCTCTCAATTCAAAATTAAGATATTTACATCAACTCAACCAAAAGAAATTTGTTATGCCTACATTTAGAGAAGATATTAGGTTAGGAACGAAAGTTCCTCAAATGAAAACGGAAGATTACGAGGACAGATCTGTAACAACCGAAAAGTTAGCGAACGAAGCTGTTACTTCCGAAAAACTTGGAACAGGTGCGGTTCTGAGAGATAATATCCAGGATGGTGCTGTTGGCACTGACGAGATAGCGAACTACTCCGTAACAACCGAAAAGCTCCATGATGAAGCTGTCACAGAGAGTAAGTTGGCAGAACATGCAGTTACTTCAAGCATCCTTGGAAATGGAGCTGTAGAAAGAGTCAATATCCAAGAAGGTGCAGTAGGCACTCAGGAGATTGAAAACAATGCCATTACCATCGAGAAGATTGCCCAGGCTATCTGGGATAAACTCAAAAACGAATATCTCAGGCTGGATGGAGGCAACAGCATGAAGAATACTCTTGATATGGGTGGTAATAGTATAGATAGAGTCAATAGTATTGAGTCAAACAGTAGTTCTCCTGTTTTTATTAATCTAAGAAATGCTGAAGTTACAATAGGTGCTAATGACGACGAAGATCAAGGTGTATCTGTTCCCCAATGGGTAACTATTTGGAGAGACACTTCTTTCTATGGTAATGTAGAGGCAGCAGGCTTCAAAACCCACGACCGTTCAAAGCTTGGTCTCCTTAATAACAATGGAGGAGTAGCCAAGCCTTTGAATAGCGGTGAAATTCAGCAGTGTTTTTTAGTAGCATTTGGTTAATTTAAATAGCTATAAATATGAGTAACGAAACATATAACAGTTATCTTGACGCAGAGGGACTTGCATTGGTTCTTTCTGGTATCAGAGATAAGATAAACGCAGCAGCGGAAGGAATTACAAACAAAAAAGGCAAAGCGAATGGTATTGCCTCTCTTGATGCTGGAGGTAATGTTCCCCTCTCTCAGTTAGGCAACCTTGACACTGCCTTCTTTGAGGTAGTAACAGAACTCCCTACTGATATTCGCAACATCAAAAAACATATCTATATCCTCAAAGGCAACAAGGATGGCGATAACAATAAATACGCAGAATACATCTACACAGGTGACCTGACAGACGCAGGCGATTTAGCTGGAGATGTTGATGCAACAAAATGGGAGAAACTTGGTGACTTTGTTCCCACCTTCGACCTTCAAGAGTATGTCAAAAAGGCTGGGGCTGTGGCTAAGTTGAAATTTTACGATCCAGTTTGGTATGATGCATGGGATGGCGATGATGATCAACCATCTGAAACAGCTATCAGAATTGAGTTTGCCGATGGTTCACACCAATATCTTGTTGTCCCTAAAGCCACAGCACCAATAGACGCATCACGTCCTAATTCCGAGTCAAGTGACGAAAGAGACAAACTTTTTATATCTCCTGGTAGCGCTGGCTTTATGTCACCTTCCGACAAGGGCAAACTTGACAAGATAGACCTCAATGCCCTTACTGCATCCATCAACGCTGCTAATACCGCTGCCGATAACACGAATAAAGCCATCAAAGCAGCAGAGACGGCTACATTAGGTGCAGAGAGGGTCAATGCAAAACTGGAGGGAAATGTACTTACCGTTACCAATAGAAATGGTGAACAGAAGTCGGTCAATCTTACCGATACTGACGAGCATGTGACAGTTAATTGTACTACCACGATGGAAGGCGTAAGCATGGAAGGCTTGGTTATTAACGTCTATGTTAATAATGGTGCAGACCCTCATCAGTACACTACAAACGCAAATGGTCAGGCTGAGTTTACTGTCAATAAGGGCGCAACCTATAAAGTTGTGTTCCCTTATGTTCAGAAGTGTAACATTATCGACCCTGTGCAGCATGTGGCAAGCGTAGGTAGCAGAATTATTGACGCTAACTATATCGCTGAGACCGAAAAGATGGAGCGGTTAACCATCAGGATGTCTAAGGCTGACGAAAGCGGAAATGTCACTCCGTGGGAAGGCGGCAAGGCGTATGTTACAATAGCTGGCAAGAAAACAGAATATATTATGGATGCTGATGGTAAGGCTGTCGTTGAGATTAAGAATGGTGTGTCCTACACGGTAAGCGTTGACAAGATAGATGGTATGTACGAGCAGTACGACCGCTACTCTATTACCAGGACAGCTATTTCTGATAGCTATCGTTTTAACTTTATCTATCGTCCTTACGAGAGCGGCATCTGGCTCATTGATGATAACAATAAGCAGTGGACTTACGATGACTGGGAGACGAGCGGAAACGATAATAGCAAGCTGATGTTTGTGCGTATTGCTACGCTGGCAACTCAACGTTACAAGGGAGACATTCTTATCAGTATTGACAAGATGGCATACTTCTCTAAGGTAGCCGCAACTAAGAGATGGTGTGATCAGAACGTAGAGTTCAAAAATATCCCTCTTAATGGTCTAGACAACAATAACACGAACTGGTCTCGCTTCGCTTATAATGGATTGTTAGCTACACAGACCATCATAGCAGAAGGTGACGAGCGTGAGTTGACTACAGATGCTGCTGATTATTGCTATAGTTCTACGATTACGAATGGAGATAAGCTTTATCAAGGTTATCTGCCGACAGCTAACCAATGGGAGCTGACCTGGCAGAATATAGATGTCGTGATAGACGCTATCAATAAGAAGTATCCAGACATCAATGCTAATAAGACTGTATTCGGTATAGGTAAGTGGACTTCTACCCAGTTAGCTACCACCGGCAGCTACCACTTCAATTCGGCTGTCATAGGCAACTTCGGTAACAACAAGAATTTAAGTTATATGGCGTTTCCGTTCTACGCTTGTCTCTCCGACTCCCCATCTCTCGTTGAATTAAAAAATAAAAAGTTATGAAAGTAAATTTTGTAAAGACATTTATTCCTGTAAAGGATTTTGTCGCAGTAGAAAAAGTAGGAAACAAGATGCTCGTTCGTTTCGATGCAGTTAAAGATGCGGATACGGACGCATACTCTTGCGTTGAGGGTTCTGTATCTGCATCTGAATATGATGAACAGGAGGTACGACGAGAGTATGAGGCGTGGAAACAGAAGTGGGCAGAAAAAACCTTGACCCTTGCCAAAAATGCTAAAATAGCAGAAATTACAGCCTACGACACCTCATCATCGGTGAACGGCTTTGTGCTGAATGGGTTGCTGGTGTGGCTCGATAAAGCGACAAGAGTGGGATTAATGAACTCCACCACCATCGCCAAAGCAGCAGGGCTGGGAAAAACCACCCTCTGGCTTAAAGGCATCAAACTGGTGGTGGACTGCGACAAGGCCATTCAGCTTCTATCGGCATTAGAGATGTATGCCTTGGAGTGTTTCAATGTCACGGCAAGCCATAAGGCGGCTGTAGGCGAATTGAGGAGCATCGAAGAAGTGGAGGCTTATGACTATAAGGCAGGCTACCCGAAGATGTTGGAGATGAATGTTTAACTAATTAAAATGAAAAGACTATGTATATACTAAGTGTTATTTCTTTCCTCTTACTTGGAGGATTTCTGCTTCTCGCAGCGATGCGCTTTGGCGTTCCTGCGATGGTAAGTGATGTGTATTATCAACTACAGAACTGCACTGGCAGCGAGGTAATAGGCGACAAAAACAAGCGGAACTATGGATGGGTATTCACGGCAGTTATGGTTACGTGTGCGATACTGATGATGGTGTGTATGCTCGACACAGGTAAGGGTGTTCAGTTTCTTGCCTTTATAGGGTGTGGAGGACTGATGTTCGTGGGAGCTGCACCGAACTATCTCGATGCTGATGCCTACCCTATTCATAAAGGAGGGGCTATTGTAGCTGCGGCAGGGTGCGTTGGCTGGTGTATGTCGGTGTGCTGGGTTCCGACGGCTGTAATAGCTCTTATCTATCTGTTGCTCGTAAGCTGTTCGGACGATGAAAGATATAAGCCTGTGTGGTATATGTCAGAGGTGGCAGGGTTTCTGGACGTATTCGTAACGTACTGGATATAGTTATATAAGGTGGGCAATTAATTTTGTCCACCTTATATGTAGAATAGGTACACGGCTTGCATAAGACTACCCATGAGATAACAAACATCTTCTCCTTTTGGATCGAGCGAAAACTTTTCAGCGATATGCTGAACCGCATGAAGCATTTCATGAGAAATACTATTAACGAACTCACTTTCCTCTATTGTAAAACCTATAGAAACAACAGTTTGATGCTTATCTATATTAGAGTAGGTTATGCCTTTGTTTGGCTTGTTCTCCATGATAAGATTGCAGGCATCATCCAAAGGTTCGCCATTGCATCCCAACTTTAGCAAACTCTTCCTGATGATACTGCAATCCTTATCCTTTACATTATAACAAACACGAATAGTCCAGTCATACTGCTCCAAGTAAATCTCCTGTTCTGTCATAATATCTCATCCCAAGGAATACCTACCCCATTATGAGCACAGTCTGCATAGAAGCGGTTGAAGATAAAGCCATCCTGCTGATCCTCGTCATCAACATAGTCTTTCACAAACTTGGCAAGCGATTTCTCGTCCATTATCGAGCTGCCGTAGAAGTCTGCAACACACATATTGGCAATATAACAGGCATCATGACCGATGTTGTTCTCTAACTCAACATCGTGTTTTCTCAACAGTTCTTCTACACTCTCGCTACTCATTGCCTTAATGCGTTTCCCGTTCTTTTTCATCTGACCCACTGCCCACTCGCACATTTTCTTGTTGAAGTGCCAGCCGTTGTGTCTCAGATATGCAACCATTTCTGTTGGTTTGTAATCATACGCATCAAGCGATTCTCTATATTTTGTAGCCATAATCGTCTAAAATTTAAATGGGTCTGGCTCCGACATTTATGTCGTGACCAAACCCACATAGTTAGTTATTATTATTCCTCCCAGTCTTGGTAGTCACGTTTCTCTCTGCGCTCACGACCGTCACGCATTTCTTCATCGTAGTCGTCGTATTCACGCATGCCACTTCTACCACGACCTCTGTAGTCCGGCATACGGCTTCTTTCTCCGTATCTGCCACGGCTGTCACGTTTCATTTCGCTCAGGCAATTCATAGCCTTATCGAAGTAACGCAAGCCTTTCTCTACGTTTTCGTACAAGCCATCAAACTTGTCCTCTTTAATCTCAATCATTACCATAATCATAAGATTTTAAATGAATAGGTAGGAGATTACTTGCTCATGGTCTGCTGAAGCCATCCCATCATCTTGTCAATCTTGCCCTCAATGCCTGAAACCTTACCTTCCAGTTTGTTGATTTTCTCGGTCTGTTCCTTCTCCTTGGCTATTTGGGGGTTGAGTTGCTGTAGCATTCCCTCACAAGATTTAACGACTCTCTCATGGTAATCTACGCTCTCCAGTATCGCCTTGGACTGTCTCAGCATTGCATCCACCTCTGCGCTCATGGCTTCCTTGTTGTCGCTAACCACAAGGTTCTTGTCGTTGGCTATCTGTCCGTTTGCAGGTAACTGTTTGAAATCCACTTCCTCATCACCCAACTTCACCTTCACATCAACTACAGTTTCCATAGGCTGAGGTGTGAAGCCGTTGTTGAAGGATGGGTATCTCGTCTGAGGGTTGCTGACTGAAACCACCTGACCGATTCGCAAGTTAGGATTCTCGCCCTTGTCGAGGACATAAAATAAGGAATTATTTCTTAAACCTTGAAACATAATGTAATCTCCTATTATCTATTCTGTTTGTTAAACAATACCCGTCATCAGCTGAAGGGTGTTAGTGTCTCTCTCAAACCAGAGCTGAACCACTCCAGTTCCCGGCACGTCTGCAACCGTCAATGCCTCACCATTGAACTTGCTCACAGCCTGTGTCACTCCGTTGGTCTCGAAAAGGATAGGCAGCGTACCAGCCGTTCCAGTCGGAATAGCCTGCTTCAGGTTCACGAAAATCGTTCCTCTGTAGTTGGCATTAACGAAGGCGTGGTTCTTGAAGGTGAACACCACATCGGCAGTATTCACCTTCACGCCAGTAGAAGCGATAGCTGCCGAACCGTTACGATTCACCCATGTATAAGGTCTTAACCATAACATAGCGGCCTCCTTTCTTAACCCCAGAATCCTGCATTGTTGGCAGCATTCAAACCATACTGATAAGCCACGCAGTTAGGAATGGCCTGGAATGGCTGATATGGTACAGTCACCGTATTCGGCTGGGCGCATTTGATTGCGTTGACTTCACTCTGCAAACCAGCCAAAGCAGCATTTACAGGCGCAAGTGATTGACCGATAATCTGAGAAGTCATAGCAGAAGACTTGAATGTGCTGTTCTCCTCACGGAGTGCATCAATCTTGTTCTGCATTTCTCTGAACTCGGCTTGCTTCTGACCATCAACGATAGTCTGTGTACTTTCCTTGATAGCATTATGCAAGTCGCAAGTCTGCTGCTGAGTAGCATAAGCGAGAGAGGAAGCTGCACGCTCCTGACCTACAGCCACGTTGTTGATGGCATTCTGTAAAGTACCAGTCTGCTGGCACATAGCCAACTTGATATTACCATCCATAGCGGTAATGCTGTTGTTGGTCTTGCAGCAGCATTCTGCCAACTGGGTAGCGATTGCGTTGTTACCCTGCATGATGGCGGTCAATACCTGATTAGCTGTCATACCCATCTGGTTGCCGACACCGCAAATCTCCTTGCTTACACCATTGATGGCAGCGATAACGTTACCGGTAGTAGTGTTGAGAGCAGTAGCGAGCGACTGAACATCGTAGCCATTGCGCTGAACTGCCTGCATGATAACAGCCGTATTGGCGTCGTTGTTAATCATAGGAGCAACACCACCCTGTCCGTTAGGCATGAAGCCACCACAGTTGGAACCGCCGAAGAAGTTACCTCTACCCATGATGATGAAGAGAAGCAAGATGGCAAACAAATCATTGCCCCATCCGCCACCATTGCCCTTTCCGTTACAGAGAGCAATCAAACTTGGATCTACACCCTGCTTCTGCATGAGTGCTGGGAGCATAGCAAGAATGCTATTCAAACCGCCACCTTGGCTGGTTCCATTCTCCCCGAATACGTAAGTTTTTGATTCTGACATAATAAATGATAGATTAATCGTTTCGTTCACTATTGAACTTGGTGCAAAGTTACAAAGAACTTCACCCCTTTCCTAACTATGCTCAAAATAAAATTTTCTCCCTATAATCCACTGTTAATCAGTATTTTATATTGAGCCATTTCATGCTCATTTATTTAGTAAAAGTCTAAACTACAAAGAAATCACCCCAAATATGGTACAACCTATCATTATTTTCGCTACCTTTGCATAAAAATAAAACTTATAGCATATGGAAACAATTATTTCGGTTATTATATTCGCGGTCCTGTTTATTTTATCCTGCCTATCATTGTATCGTGTATGTACAGTAGGTAAAACAAGTGGTGCAATAGTTCCTAAAAAAGAAATGTATGATATGCACTTCGCTCCGAAAATAAGAAGACAGCATGTACGTTTGTTAGCCTTGCTATTTTTTGGAATGGTACTTGTTGTTGTATATTATTTTATGCCAACTAAGTTAGGCAATTACGTTTTCATAGAAAGGGATTTTCCTAATCACAAGCAAACCATTCATTCGAATAGCTCATGCCCTTTAATCAAAAAAGGATATAGTGTAAACGAAGTACACTACTATACATATACGCCTTACGTTGATTGCTTCTGTTATAGATGTTTCTATGAGTCAGATGCCATCAAATTAACTAAAGGAGAAAAATAAGGAGTGAGCATTAAGCCCACTCCTTTCTTATTTTAGTTCAACTTGTCGAGTTCATTCACTGCCCTCATCATAATATAATCAATATTCTGATTGGCAAAGTTGATACTCTCTGCATCGTTCGACTTGTTGCGTAGTTCCTTCCACTTCTTCATTTCCTTGGTAGCCGTTTCGATAACATTCATCTTCTCAGCTCCCTTTGATTGCTTAAACTTGTAGTAGTCGCCATAATTCTTAACCAGCTCATCCAAAGGAACTTTCTTTGACTTCAAGCGTTTAGCATTCGCTATCATCTTTTCAGTCTCATCCAAGTAGTTATACCACTTGCTCTTGGTTCTTTGAAGGCTTGTCTGCTCGCTTGGTGTATAGAACAGGGAGCGCACAAAAGGAATATCCTTTGTTTCAGTGTCCTTTCCTTTCTTAACAAGTTCTCCGACTCTCTCCATAAAGGTGGCAGCACCTCCAAGATAACTACTATATAAGTGCTGCAGCAAAGATGGATCTGTCGCAGCATCAAGGAAATCGTTTCCCTTCATGTTCTCATTTCCAGGAGCTACATCGTTCGACCATGCGTTTGCTTTCTTGTTGATGTTGATGAGCCATTCTGGTGTACCCTTGTAGGCCAGCATCCAAGATGGCTGGTTCTCGTCAAACTTATTCTCTCTATGGATAGGAGCGCCCTTCCAGTCTGAGTTAAAGAACCATTCAAAGATAGGAGAAGTTGCAGATGGAGCAATGGCTTTGATGGTCTCCTCTCCGGGGTTCTTACCGAATGAGGCGTTTCCAAGATAATCAGCCACGGGAACCAGTTGAGACATACATCCTACAGCATCCAGTGCAGGGTTCTTCTGCCCGCTTATATTCTTCGAGAAAGTAAGACCAGCCGCCAAGTCACCCAGACCATAGAAAGCCCTTTCCTCAATAGCAAGCGGAATAGTGATAAACTCGCCACCTCCTACGTAGATACAGAGATTGTTTCTTCTGATATAGTCAGGCAGCTCTCCGTATGGGTCCTTCACTCCCTTCCTGTCCTTCTCATCCTCACTGGCGATAAGCATATTGTTGATAAGAGCCATAGCCATACCACTCATCATTGGACCAGCCATGATATAGCCTATCGTTCCAGCCTTGTTGTTCTTGAAGTTCTTGATCAGGAGGTTGGTACTCTGCACTCCTGCATTGAAGAACATTGACGAGTTTCTAAACCAAGAAGCCCAGAAACCATAGACATTCTTTCTTGCAGTCTTAGCGTTACTCATCTCTCCGTTCTTGAACGAATAGATGGCATTACCCGAACCGTGTCGGTTAAAGTTGACAGAAACCTCCTTGGCATCATAAGCAGAGCGAACAGTCGAACGGCCAGCATCGCGGCTCGCGCAATAAGTAGCAAAGCGAGCCAAGTTCTCTGCAACCTCGTTGGCGTTTTCCAAATTCTTGAAGATAAAATCAAAGACATTCTTTGATACTCTGGCCTTGCCGTTCTTCTCTGTCTTTACATGAAGTTTGTACTCGGAAGTAAGGTCTTTCATGCTCTTTATCTGAACCCAGCCTGTCTCACCGCCGTTCTCCATGAACTCCTTGAAGTATCTCTGAATCTTATCGGAAGTGTCGAGTGTGCCGTTTCTGTACTTAGAGAACAAGCCGAAGCCTGTCATTTTCTTAAAATCACTCAGCTTAGTGTTTCTGATACCCTCGATAAGTCCAACCTGAGCATAATACTTTTCGAAAGTCTTGGTGTATGCCATACCTTCCTTGGCAAGCAGGTTGGTAGAAGCAAACTCAAAGTCTCTTATCATATTACGCATCACGAACTCTGGGTTATATGAAGTACAGGTTTGAGCCATGAATCTTGATATGGCGGCAGTAGTTCGTCCTACCAATGACTCGTTCTTATGCTCCAGCATTCCGTTCAGAGCCTGCGCTGCTCTTGGGTTGCCGTTGATAACAAAGCTATGCTTCTTTCCGGCAATCATTACATCAACAATATGTTGCGATTTGTTCTCCGCTCTCTGGAACTTATAGCCGATTCTTCCTCTTCTATACACCTTTGTCGCCAACCCCTTTGATTCCAAATCCTTCATTTCCATATTGAAGTCTGCTACTATCTGATTTATTTCATCAGCCGTAGCGTTCTCGGGAATGTCTGGGTAACGCTCCACGGTGGTGTGAGTGATAGGGTCATCGGCGTACCAAACCTTAGTCTCCGTCACAAGATTATTGTTCGAGTTGTTTCTTACGAATCTTGCAAATGCCTGACGGATAGCGTTCATACCGCCATTTTTGATAGCTCTGTTACCCATCGCACCAATCTGCGCCAGCACGTTTGTCTCACTCAGATACTTGTGTCCTCTCGCTCTCATGATCGTGCTTCCGATGTAACTCTTCGGGTCTCCCTGCTCAGTAATGTATCCATAAGTATCTTCTGCAGTAGCCTCATCATACTTTCTCAAAGGCACATACCAGTTGAACATATTAGATACATGACCGTGCAAATCCTTGCTGATGATTCCGTTCTTGTAGTCGCTGTCAATAGAATACTGGGTAGCAGCCTTCACCTTATCCCAATAGTCCTTCACAGCACCCTTCTTGATACTCTCCATCTTCGCTTCCGAATCCATCACGCTAGCAATAGCCTCTGCATCATCGTATGGATCAGAAGACTTCGCCACTTCCTGTATAGCGTGAATACCCGAATAGTCGTGTTCGCCAGCCTTATAGTCTGGGTCGATTTCGTTACTGATGAACTCATCCATCTGTCTGTAGTACTCCTTCAGGTCGATATTACCAGCATTCAGTTCGTTATCCAGACGTTCCTTCTCGTTACCCCAGCGGTTCTCCAAGATGTCAGCATCCTGCTTCTTCTTCTCGTCCATTCTCATCTGTCTGAGGAAGTCACGGACAAAGAACACTCTGTTTCGCTCCAAGCCGTGCTTGGTAATCATGTAGAGATTGAAGTTTCTAATCTTCTCATCGTCCTTCTTGCCATCGAAAGCATCCAGTACGTCAGCCATCGCCTTATCCAGAGGCTTCATCACGTTGCGCTCAAACATCTGAGCCGCATCACTCATCGCACCCTGCATGGTGTTCTGCAGTATATAAGGATTCTCGGAAGAGGCAATATCCTCAATCTTCTTGTCTGGCACAATCGCATTCATCAACTTCTTCAACGAAAGCATATTATCCATATAGCTCTCGGTGAACATATAGCCGTGCTCATCCAGCGAACGGTGGTATCTGTCAAGTGCCGTGCCGGCAGATGGGGTAGTACGGAAGTGAATCTGTCCGTCTGTCGCCTCGTTCCATTCGCTCTTGGTCATGCTCCCCATACTGCGGACCTTACCGTCATTTCCGTAGAACATACCGTCATGCGCCACAACAGCAGGCATACGCTCATGGTCGAGACGGTATTTCACCGCCTCGGCTCTCAGTTTCCAATATGGATCATTCGGATTCTTCTGCAAGTTCTTGCTCAACCAGAGCAGATACTTCACATCTTTAGTATTAGGAGCAACACGATAACCGATTTCATGAAGGAAATCAGATACCTTGTTTTTGATACCATTCCAGAAGCCAGCTTCACCCTTGCCATCCTCGGCGAGTCGGGCGATACCTTCCTCTATGGCATTATAGATATTCAGAGGATTGTATCTTCTCTCCTCATCCACCAGCTTCTTCAAAGCCGCATTCTCAGGCTTATCCAAGTCGTACCATACTTCACGAAGAAACTGGTTGAATCGGTCTTCACCAAACAACTCTCTCATTCCCTTGTGTCCTACTACCTCATGCCAGATGGTCTTCTCGGCAGTATATCTGTCGTGGATATTAGGCATGTAAAGATGTACCTCGCCAGTCTTCTCGTCATACCAACCAGTTATCTTTCTGCCTTCCTCAACAGCTGCCTTAGCCGCCTTGTTGGTGATTTCATCAACTGATGAAACCATATTCACCTTGCCGCCAGTCTTCTGAGCTATTCTTTCGATGTGGTTGTTGACTGCTGAGGATGGGCTATCAGATAGTTCTTCACCCATACGTTCATCACTTGGTCTTCCGTGGCGTGACCGAAGTGAAGATACCTCGCCAGGTCGTACTGAGCCTCCACGTCCTTCTTGATTAGAAGTAGAGTCCCAATAATGCCCGTTTCGTCCATCCCAACCTGCTTCAAGAGCTGAATCAATATCTCTTGGATTTCTGATAGTTTCTTTGTTGATTCCATTTTTAATATAATTAATTAATTCTTCATTCCCATCAATAGGGATTTTTTGATAAACGTTATAATCATTGTATTTATTGTATTTGAATACATAAAAATTATCAGCAGTGTACTCATAATTGACTTTTCCCCGCTTATAGTTTTTGTGTGAAGAGTCTATAGTATGAGCCAACACCGCATATTCATCCTTTGTCAATTCTATCTCCTGAGGGTCTTCCTCACGGAAGTGGGTGCCCTCATCCTCAGAAGTCTTGCGCTCCTCCTGTACCTTCACGCCCATCTTAGACAGACGGTCCAGTACTGGCTTCAACTGCTCAGGTTTAAACTCTGCAAGCATATTGTTGCCTCTAGTCTCGAAGTTATTGCCATTAACCAGTTTCAGCAAATCTTCATCCATGAAGTACTTGCCGCCCTTCGCCTTGCTCTTCGGTACACGAAGTTCATAGTAGTTGCCACGATAGTTATCTATGCGCTTCACCTTTACTTCACCATCCGATGAAGTAACTTCATCAATACCACCATGCCATGATGAAAGCTCAAACTTATCTGCCACGCTGTTGATAGGCGCATCATTGGTTAAGCCATTAGGGTCGAAGCGGTCCGGCATCAAGATACCAGTCTTCACCTCGCCAGTATCTGTAGTATATTTCACCAGCTGACCGCCCAAGCCCTGATCCTTGCTGTCAACCAAAGCCTGCATCAGATTACCAGTTACAATATAGCCATTCTTGCGGCTCTCATTGCTAGTCAGTCTATCCCAGTTATCAAAGTTTTGGTTCAATACTCTGAGATGGCTGTCTCCCATACCGATTGCCTGCTTAGTCATGTTGTCGATGGCGCCGATAATGTCTGCCTTGTTTTCACCAGAACCCACCTTGCCAGCGATAGGGAAGGTAATCTTTCTTCTGCCATCCAAGGTAGCGAAGGAAACAGAAGAGGCGTGAGGCGAGAAGTTATCAGTAATCTTGATGTCAATCAGTCTACCGTAGCTGTTGCCAAATCCGCTCAACTCGTTAGGATTGTTCATGTCCGTAGGCAGAACGAAAGCCTGGTCGGTGTCGAAGGTGTCAAGAACACGGTCAAACATTTCTGCCTTCTCCTTCAAGTTCTTCACTACATCATCCAGCTTATCCTTCTCCTGCTTGTAGATAGTCTCGTACTGATATTCAGCATTCTTTTCTATCTGCTCATCGGTCATGCCCGATTTCTCCTGACCCTTCTTTCCATCCTTGATATACTTCTCTTTTGCCTTGGTTGCAGCCTTCACCGCACGCTCCTCATACCTCTGAGTCTCGTCCGCAATCTTCTGGTCGAAGTATTCCTTCACGGCAGTCTTCTTCTCGGTCTTGTATTCATCCCAAGTCTTGCCGCCAGTCAGTCCTTTCTGCGAAGCCTTCACCTCAGATGCCTTCATCGGTTTCTTCAAGATAGCCATGTTCACCTTTTCTATATAGGTGTTGTCGGCAAAGGCGTTATCACCGCCCGGCTCAGCGCCCTGCTTCCATACTTCCTTGTGGATAGTCTTAGCCTTCAGTGGCAGCTCGGTAATCTCCAAATCGTTCTCGCCCATTTCGTTGAGTCGCTGAATCTCGTTGGCATAAAGCTCGCCAATCTCCTGCAACATCTTCTCCTGCTCGTTTACTCTCAGCAATGCCATACGTCCAAGCAACTTGCTTGCGTCACCGCCAGCTTCACCATCACCGACACCTCCACCACTGACAACAAGGTTTTGTGGGTTGATACTACTCAAATCATCACCGAAAGTCTTTTCCCATCCGAATGGATCAGCCATGCGTGCATAAAGGTCAAGATGTTCTGCCATGTATTCCTTAACCACCTTATCACCATATTTATTGGTAATATCGGCAACTTCCATTTCGTTGAACTTGCTTTTCTGAGAAGAAGTAGTGTTGGCATCAAGTGACTTCAACTTAGCCTTAAACATCATCAGCAGTCGCTGCTCGGCAGGAATAAGGGAAACCACATACTCGTATGCACCTCTTGCCACCTGACCGGTACGGTCGATACGTCCACGCATCTGAACCTCGTCATTCACGTCAAGCTGCTGCTGCGCCACGATCATCACACGCTTCTTCTGGTCCTTATACTTGCTCGAAGCATGAAGGGAAATACCGGTTGCTGCACTCTTGTTGAGAATAAGCGCATCAATCTTACCATCGTTAAAGTCGCGCGCGAGTTTCTTCTTGTCTGTATCAGCACGCTTCACCTTGGTAACAGTTCCGTTGTCGTTATAAACGAACTCGGTCTGTCTACCGGTCAGCTCGCCCACCTTATAGCCAGCCTTCTGCAGCTCGTTCTTGATAACATCAATAGGGGAGAGTGAAAGACCGGTACTTGTCTGTTCAATCTTCCTTTCCAGTTCGTGATAAGCCTCAACTGCCTCATCACCCAAATCCGAAAGCTTGATGTAACCGCTTTCGCTGTTATCCTTGGCATCTTTCTGGGTATAGCGAAGTGTACCTTCAAGACCCTTCTTCAAAGATGTACCCAAGTCAGGTGCGTCCATTTCCTCACCAAGCGCAAGATTGCCTGTCTGCGATTCATTGGTATTGTTCAACGCAATCACAGGCTTCATCCCCTGCTTCAAATAGTCAATGGCACGTTCTGCAGCAGACTTCGCTTTCAACGAGAGAAGTACTTGCTGAACGGTATTGAATGCCTTGCTGGCAAAAGGCTGATTCTTGATACCCAGTGCAGCCGTACCCTTCTTGATACCCATGGTAGACTGAATGGCAGCCAGCTCATCATTACGCTCATCAACGTAACTTGAAACATATTTCTTTTGGAAATTGATAATATCATTAAACAATCCGATGATACTATCATACTGTTCTCGCTGTTCCTGCACTCGCTCAGGATCATCAATAGCCTTCCAGTCGATGGTTACGCCAGTCATATCTCGCTCACGGCGAATCATCTGACCGCATTGCGTCAAGGTCTGGCTCATAATCTCCTGCAGGGTTGCACCACCACGCTTCACCGCATCAATCAAATCGGATGATTTCATACCGCCCTCGTTCATGGCAGTACGCAAAGCGTAGATAGGCATGTTGTCTGGTCTCTTGGCAAAGGTTGCCGAGAAGAAGGTTACATTCTTTGCCTTCTGAATAATGTGTTGAAAATAGTTGCCCTGACCGCTATTGCCACCAGCCGTGTGGCTTTCGTCAAGGATAAGATAGGCGTTACCCATCAGTTTTTCAATAGCATCACGTCTTCTTTGTCCGCTAAGGGCAGCAGCGCCGAAAGTCTTACCCTTCGCAAGTTTCTTCTCTTTTCGGGCGCCATTCTCGTCAAACTCATACACACCATTGCTTACTTGGCTGTAAGTAGTCAGCACGTAGTCGTATTCGTCTGGCAGTTTGCCGTTCTTTTCGATGTAATCAAGCACTCGCTTCACCTCGCTCTTCGATGGCAAAGCAAATACAACTTTTCCGTCTGAGTCGGTAATGGCAGCTTCCTTGGCACTACCGAATACGAATGGTCTCAGCTCAGGGCTTCCAATATCCACCAAGTCACGGTAAACATCGCTCAGCAAGCCAGCGGTCTTAGTGAAATATACAGGAACCTGCCCCTGCTTCTTGGCGTATCTGATAAGTGAAGCAGCCTGTCTTCCCTTACCGATACCAGTCATATCTCCGATAATAAAGGCGTTGCCCTTCTTTGCCTGCTGCAAGGCAAGAGCTACAGAGTCAACTTGCTCTGCTGCAAGATGAGAATACAAATCATCCTTATCATTATAGCCCAGTTCATCGACCAGGAACTGGTCTGCATCGCCCAGCTTTTCAAGGTTCTTATTCACCGCCTCCTGCTGGTCGGCAGGCATAACTGCTTTCAGAGTGAATGGATTTCCACTCTTAGGGGTATAGGTAACTTTCTCTGTACTTAGTCCACGTACGGATTTGTCCACCCGCTGTAATTGTCCCCGTGGTCCGCTTCCGCTCCCGGTGCTGGCAGATTCATCAGTACTTGGCTGAGCGTCATTCCGTCCAGCTCCTCCTGATCCATTTCCTCGCTGCTCATTGGTTCCAGTGGTTGGTTCTTTGCTTGGAGAAGGCTCTGTCCCTGTTCCGTCTGCTCTACTATCTCCATTAGGAAGTTCTCCATCTTGTCTTGGTTCGGTTCCTCGTTGATTTTCCAAGTCATCATGGGTTCCTGATACGGAAGTGGAGTCAAATAGGTCAGGCTCTCGCTCACCATCTGGTTTGCTTCCTCCTCGTTCTCCTGCTCGTACTCTCTCTTTAGGAGTACCAGCAGCGCCTTGTTGATCAAGTTCTGGTTGAGCACTTCTTGTTTCTCCTCCGATGGAAGAATCCATCCGTTCACTTCGTAGTATATCATCTTCAATTCGTTTATAAAGTTCGTCATAATCTTTCACGGTTTCCGCTCTTGCCTTATCCTTTACAGGAGGAAAAATATTCTCGTCCAAGCGTCTTCCGTTTATTAATATAATACGTGTAGGATAAGAAGTTCCCTGCTTTGCATAGAGACTACCATCCACATTAATCACGTCCTCCACATTATAGTGGCTATAGAGATAACCAAGGAAAGCCTTATCTTTCGGATTCAGACTTCCGTTCTTGGCGTATTCTGTCTTGCCGCCTATAATAATGGCAGCACGACCATCGTCCTTCATGCTCTCCAGGGCGTTGATAGCCATCTGTCCTTCCAAAGAAGAAATCTTATAGCCGTCATACTCCTTAGGGATTGCACTTCCGAATGGTGGATTTGTTACCACCACGTCAACGTCCTTGTCTGCAAAAGGCTGGGTTCCGTCCTGACTGGTCACGTTCTTGAAGCCCTGTCTTCTCAGGTTCTCCAATCTCTGAGCATCAATGTCGTTCACATGGACAGCATCCTTTGGCAAGCCGATAGTAAGCATTCCATTGCCTGCACTTGGTTCCAGCGCACTCTTTATCTCCTTTCCATTACCCTTTACATACATATCTGCAAGGAAAGCGTAAGGGGCAGGTGTAGAATACTGCTGCTTCATCACTCGCTCGGAGTCTCTCTGGTTGAGGCTTGGCTGGTTTTCGTAAAGTTTCTTAATGCGTTTGAACTTCTCTGCATTATTGGTTGACTCCGAAGAGGCGATGCCTCTTGCTCGCTGAACAATAGCTGTCTCGGCAAGTTCCTGCAAGTCTGTGTCCTTCACATCCTTCAACCCGCATTCATCAGCCATCTTTCTGAGTTCCACGATGCCGTTAATCTTCTGACCGAAACCAAGACGAGTGTTAACCCTATCCATAAACCTCTTCTCGCTCACCTTTCTCTGCTCGGCATTCTTGGAGTCACCCACCAGATTCTCCTGATGCTTAGGAGAAGTCTTCTCGTAGTAGTCAGCCCAGTCCTTCAAGCTCATGCGCTGCTCGCCATCACGATAGCGAATATTCATCATCTGCTCGTAGATAGCATCCACATCTTCTTTCTTGAAAATCTTGGCAGCAGGAGCAAACTCCTTACGCATTTCCTTTACTACGTCTTCAAGATTGTGCATACCTCTCTTAATTCTAAGGTAAGCATTCTCTGCCATTGCACTCACCAGTTTAGGCAGCACCTCTAATTGTCTTGAATTAAGACCGATAAAGGAAGAAGAAACCTCATCCTTACCAGCATTCATAAGTTCTTTCCACAGGTCGTTGACCTTTTTGTTTGAAGCTGATACCGCTGCATCGTCGGCTTTCTGCTGAGGCTTTTCGTCCTGTTCTATTTTCGTTTTCTTCTCCTTCTCGAATCCTTCTGCTGCATTCTTGATTTCTTCCATAGGATTAGCAGATGGTTCTGTTTTAGAAGTGCCAACCTTTGGCTCAGCATTCAATTCCTTACGTTTAGCATAGATGCTTTCGTAGATTGCACGGTGCAAATCATCTGTCACTTCTCCGTTCAGATAGTCCAAAGCCATATCCTTGGATAAATCATCCACGTCAGACTTCATGATTTCCTCCTCAGTCAGAGGATGCTCTTTCTTAAATTCAGCGGCAGCAGCCTCAATCGGGTTATACTGAGGGTCTGGCTTCTCTTCTCTTGGAAGGAGACGCATACGGTCCCAATCATAAGCATTGGCACCATTGGCTTTTCTTACAAGGTCGATGCCCTTATAAATCTCCCTTTCTCTCTCTTCGATTTCGTCAGGGTGCATACTCAATAAGTATTCATCACCCAAACCCTTCATTGCGTTAATCAACCAACTTGCCTGCCTCTTATTAGGAATCATACCCTCAAGCCCAGACTCCCACAAATGCTCTCCCTTAGCCAACTTCATCAGATAATTCATCTGTTTCTCAGTGGCGGCAGGGATAGGTTCGTCAGTAATCTTGTCAAGAACACCCTTTGTATAGAGATTAAGAACGAGGTCTATAGTGGTGCTGCTGGTTCTTTGGCGGCCGCCATATTCATCGTACGGAATACCATAGTACTCTGCCAAAAGCTCCTCAGCATCGGCAAGCATACCCCAAGCCTCATCCTTCCTCTTAACTGTTCCACTGGCAATCCTGTCAAGCAAAGCCTGCTTTCTTTCAGAAATGGTAGCTTTAGGATTAGCTGAAACTTTGGTAGCTCCAAGTTCCTTATCGCCAGTCTCTTCTACTCTTGGTCGTTCTGGCTCTGTTCCTGCTTCTGCTGGTTCATTTCCTCCTGATGTTTCTTGTTTAGGTTCTTGAATGCCTGAAACATCATTGCCTCCTTCATTTTCTGAATGTCCTGTGCCATAATCTTGCCATTTTTTAAAGTTTAAATACTCGTTTATTAACTCTTCCTTGGTAGGAGCAGCCTCGAACATATTGCCCTCGCCAGTATTTCTTGAAGCGGCAATTCTGTTGTACTCATCAAGCAAATCTCTGAAATCAGAAACCTTGCCCTCCAAGGCCAAAGCCATCATCTGAGAGATAGAAAGATAACGCTTTGCCGCATCCTCACCGAACATATCCGGTGTTCTCAGCAGCGTATCAACCTTGTTTCCACCCTGTCTTGCCTCATAGAGCAACTGAATGGCTTGGTCTATCTCGTCACGAAGAGAGTAATCGCCAAGTTTCATATTGTCCATTACCGAACGGATGGCGTTGACGGCCTTGTTCTTCACCGCAGAGTCGATGCCAAGCATTCTGATAGTCTCTGGCTTGAAGATGGAACCCAGAAGAAGGTTCTTCACATACTCCCTGCCTTGTGCAGAAAGTCGCTCGGGATTATCCATCATCTGCGCCACCTCGTTTTGTCCGATGATGCCTTTATCTACTAACGTCTTCACCAAGTCATTTATTGCCTTGGAATTGTTAAAGAAAGCATCGAGAGAGCCGCTTCCCTCAATCTCGGCTACAATAGCGCCTACTTCGTCAGAAGTCAACGTCTTGGCCTTGGCTACTGCCTGTTCGGTATTACTCTGAGTCTTCTTCTCGTTTCTGTTGAACTTGGAGAAGGTAGCTGTATCGTACGGTAATCTCTCATCGGTCACCAATACCAAACGTGGGTGCTCGATACCGCTTTGCTCAATCTGCTCACGAGTAAAGCCGAAGTTCTCTGCATTCTCTAAGAGGTCGTTGATGTATTCGCCATCCGTACCTTCCTTTGCAGCCTTCTGCCCTGCCATAGTTCTACCATTACCATCATATACGATACCCTCGTCAGATACCACTGGCACCTGCTCGATAGCCATACCGTTATACTTCCTAGCAATCTGGTCCGTATTCTGCTGAGCCGCCTTGTCGTGTTCATAATCACGGTCATTCACGGTTCTGCCCTCAGCATCGGTAGGGAATCCCTCAGATTTCTTGTAGCCATTGTTCACATCGTGAGAAGGAGTAAGACTTTCAGCCGGAACAATCTCATAGTGTCCCTTAATCTTGGTCTCTCCGTCAGGCAGCATTCGTGTGCGCTTGTTGCCTACAAGTCTAGGTGCATTCACAAACTTCTGTGCAGCCACGCTACCAGCTTCATGTGCGCCCTCAGTCTGTTCTGTCTTACCCACAGTCTCCGCAACCTTCTTGGCGGTCATAGCCTTCTTGATATTCTGAGCGTGATCCAATTGCTTCTTGGCAGCTTCAATAGTCTGATTCTTCAAAGCCTCCTGCTCCATGATGTCGTTAGGCTCGGCGGTATAGTCCACCTTTATCCTCTCGGCATCCTTCAAAGCCTTTTCTGCTTTCTGAATCTGTCCGTCCACCACCTTCTCTGCATTCTCCCCGAAGTCCTCAGTAAGAATCTCTGCGCTCTGCTCAGGAGTCATTTTCTCATAGTCTGGTGTAGGTCTTCCCTTGCTGTCCTTTGTCATAGGAACGTCGGAACCATCTGCAAACTTTCGGGTTGGTTGAGGCTGCTCTTGTGGTACTAAGTCCTCGCTTGTGGTATTATCTTTGCCCGATGTGGTATCAACTTTTGTTAAAGTCGTATCATCTTTTGTTAAATCACCACCTTTTGTGGCATCATCTTTAGATTTCTCCACTGGCTGAGGCTTTGCTGCATCCTGCATCGCCTGTTCCTGCGCTGCCTGATTGTAAGGCTCAGAGTTCTTCATCTGCAACTCCTGACGATACCCATTAGCAAAATCGTCTGTACTCTGTGTTCCAACAAACTTTACTTCGTCTGACTTGACATATACTGTCTCGCCACTCTTTGGGTCAAGACATACAAGCATATCACCAACGCCTTCCTTTGCCCTTCCTGTAGTGGTGTCAAAAGCTACTTCACCAGTACCAACAAGAAGCGTTCTTCCGTTGCTGTCCTGCACGTAAATCGCCTGTTCGCCATTCTTTTCCTGCCCGTTCAATGTTCCGTGGAAAGACCAGTCTTGGACATAAGAAGAAACCTGTTCGTCAATGGCGTTCTTGGTAGCATCCTGCATACCCTGCACTCTTGCGTTCGCATTTATATAGTGGGCAAATGGTTCTAATTGTTCAACAGTTAAACCTCCCTGCTGAACCATCCAGTCATAAATCTGTGGATTGGTCAAACCCTGTTGTTTCAGTTTTTGGAAATTCTGACCGAACACATCATTATCACGTATCAGCACGTCCATTTCTTCCTCAGCCTGCTTCAATCCATTAAGCTCCGCTTTAACTGCTTCGCCATTTGGCTGCTCAGTTCCAAGATTGTTGTCTGTAGCGACATCCTTACCATCCATGACACTCTGTTCTTCATGAACTTTATTTGCCGGGAACACTTCCATTTCTATAGCCTTTCTAAGCTGAACGCAAGCATTCTGCTCTGCATCACTTCGCTTCATTGGGTCTTTATAGAAAGCCTTTAGCATACTTTCTCTATCCATACCATTTTTGCTTGCCACAGCATCAACGATAGGCAAGAAAGAACCTCTTTCAGAATTTAATACATACTCCGTAAACTGATGGTCTATTTTTGAACCGCCTGTTTGCATACCTTCAACAATCTCTTGAACCTGCTCCCAGTCTTTCGCATTCTTCTTAAAGAAAGAATTTTGCAAGTCATAATTGTTTCTATCTAAGCCAACCAACAGAGCAAGAGCATTCTTAGAACGCAACTCCTCTTTTCTTGCACCTATTTCGTAAATGAGAGACTCCCTCTTGTCTTTTGTGTCAAATCTGTGTTTTGACAAAAGTGTTCCGTCAGCAGCATACTCGTTCACGGTCTTATAAGTATGTATGCGATTGTCTCCATCTGTTCCATCTTCTGTTCCATAGGATATATGGTCCATCATAGGACGAGACTCAGGCATTGTGCCCATGACCATAGTAGTAAATTTTGCCTTGGCATCCCAAGAAACATTTGGGTCAAGCATGATTTGCTGATAGTTATTGAGTAGATCCGAACCATCCTCGCTCTTCTCAATATCCTCAGCTCTGTATTTTTTAGCCTGTTTTGCCCAGCTGACAATATTCTCCATAGGCTTCATTCCTAACTCAGAACCAGCAGCAAACAACTGATGTTTCTCCTCGTCAGAAAAAACATGAGGTGCTGATTTTGCCTCGCCAGACAAGAAAAATCTTGCAGTCTTTTGGGCAATATTGCTGGTAAAGCTGAATGGCTTGCCGTTTCTATCTGTTTCCTTTTTGAATAAGTCTTTCGCATGGGTAAGTTTAAAGATGACAGCACTCGCACAAGATTCAAGTGTTCCCTCAGTAGAGAAACCGTGCCAGTCATCACCAGTAAGAATATGATTAGCATAGCTTGAAGCAACCCCACCTGTAGCCATACCGATACCTTCCATACCAGTTTTAATACCCTCATAGGTAAGTTTTTGCCCCATTTTGTTAACTCTCTGCTTCCACGTCTTTTCCGTTCCTTTAAGACCAATGCCATGGCCAAAAGCTCCAACTGCGCCACCCATGCCTTCCATAGTAGCAAAGCTAACACCTTCTTCCAATCCACCTTTGGCTGCTGCTTTCAAAGTTCCCCAAAGCGAAGTATCTTCTCCTGTAGAATAGTTCTGAACGGCTCCGTTGATGGCTCCATATTGAAAGCCTGTAGCTCCTCCATGAACAATGCCTCTTGCTACACCTTCAAGCACCCTCTGTCTCAAAGACTGGTTAGCCGTTCTCGCCATCTGCTGAGCTGCATTACCAAAAACCTTTTCTGTCAAAGCTCCAGCTCCGACACCAGCGAGATTATACAAAGGCGCATCTGCTGCAAAAGCCACAGCTCCTTTTGCTGCTTTTGCCCAAGTGCCCGGTTTATAGTTTGGATTCAACCCCTCTTCTGTCATTGCATCTGCTTGCTGCTGCATTTGCCTCTGGCTTTTAGTTGAAGTAAGACCAGTAAGCAATGTTCCAGTCAGAGAATTAAGAATGCCGCTTGCAATATAGTCAGATGCACCCTTTGCCATCATGCGGTTAAGCTGAGTATTATTGAATTGTTTTCCGGCTTTCTCTATCAGGGCTGGTGCAAGTGAACTTTCAATATATGTCTCTGGGGAAACTCCGAGTTTTTGAGCATCAGACAACACTCTCTGCTTAACCTTTGGGTTAGAGAAGATACTTTCTATATTCTTCTGAATGTTCCCTGTGATTTCTTGAAGCTGCTTATCTTGATCCATTTGATTTTGGTAAGCTCTTTCACCAATCCACCAGTCTGCACCACCAGTACCATGAACTCCACTGTTTGCACTCAACGCTGCAAGTCCTCTTGCATGAGCCGCCTTGAACTCGTCTCCTATAACCTTATCGAGATAATCGCCCATTTCAGAACCAACCAAAGCGTTCGCACTTTGGTTCATTTCGTCCATCAACTGCCCCTCAGTCTTACCTATATAAGTATCAGCAGGTGTATTTGTTTGCATGATAGGTTGAGCATGACTTGCCTGTCTGCTTATTTTTTTTGCAGCAGTCTTTGCCGCCTGTCTACTTATCCGCTGATTTCGCTGATACACTTGCTGGGTAGCCTTAGGTGAAGTATAGTCAACTGGATAACCTACTCCCTTCTGCGCTTCATCCATCTCGTATAAAGACTGTACGAAAGGAGAAGCGTTCTTTGGGGCACTCTTTGGAGCCTTGCCTAATTGTGTTTTTAGCCTATGCGGAACCTGCATAGCCCTCTGTGCTGTGGTCATAGGCTTCTGTGCTACTGGCTTTGTCTTTCGCTGAGGCTTTACAGCATGAAGACCGAGTGCCCTTCCGAAATCCTCGTAAGTATCACCGATATTCGCTCCGTCCTGTTTCATTGCCTGATAGAAGCCGAGTCGGTTTCTGTAGCCTTCCTTGCCCGGCGCAAGCATCAGTTTCTTGAATTGTTGTCTTGTGCCAATCTGCGCCCCGTCCGAAACAAGCGCATCGTACATTGTATCTATTCTATCATGTGCCATATTATGATATGTTTATTTATAATTCTTCTTGAACCAATTATTCAGGGCATTATGTTTCTGAGTGCTTTTTGGTTTGTTTCTTGCTCTCTTGGCCGCATTCTGCGAAGCTGCTGCCTGACTGGTAACAGATGCACCCTTTCTTCTTGTGGTGGTCGTTACCTCTGCGCCAGTCCTGTAGTTCGTAGTCTTTGTCGTAACAGAGGTCGAGGACTCACCCTGTGGAAGCCTGCCGTACTCACGGTAATACTCCTGCTCCCACATGGTCTTGTTTGGCTGATACCTTATCTTTCCATTTTTATCTTCAAACCAATACTTGCGTCCAGAGCCACTGCCACTTCCAGAGCGGCCTCCACCTCCTCGTCCCTTATGGGTAGCATTGTATTCTGCAATGCCAAGACGTTTTTCTGTCTGTTTGTCCTTGACCTTATCGCGCTCCTGTTTGTACTTGAAGTCTCTGTCATCCTTTTCGGCTTTAGCTTTTGCGGCTGCAGCATCCTTGGCTTTCTGGTAGTCGAACTTATCTTTACTTAGATTCACTCCATTCTGTTTAAGCAACAGGTTCAACTGGTCGTAGGCGTTCTTAGCCTCAGCCGCACGTTCCTTCAAACTGAGAGTTGCCTGCTTGTAAGCCGCATCCGCATCAAAGGCAGCTTTCGCTTGTCTCTGGGCCTTTCGCTTCTCGTAGCCTGCCAAGAGGTAGTCCGTAGGGTCATTGAATCGCTGCAAAGGACCTCCCTTGTAAGTGTTCACGATATTACCCATGTGACGGATAGCATCCGCAAAGGTTTCCAAACGCTGCATATTTTGTGTATGCCGCATATCGTACTCTTCGTCAGTCTCTCCATCACGTCTTCCAGGCCTAAACTTGGGAGCAAGCCCCTTTATCCAGCCAAAGAAACCGCCATCCTTCTTTGTATCATCGGCTTTAAACTCCCTTCCAGAAGAAGGAGAAGATACCCCTGCCGAGTTCAAGGCTGCTGATAACGAACTCAAGTCATTCTTGTCTGTACCAGAGGGATTGACTAACTGAACACCACCTGTTCCGTACTTTGGGTCGGGGGCCTTGCTGTCTGGAGTCAAGTCGGGAGCTGTGGAAACAGCCGGCATCTCAAACTTGCCAGTTGCACCGCCATTTCCACCAAAGAAATTCATATCCATCGGCTGAGGAGCAACAGGTGTAGAAGCTCCTCCTGGCGCACCCTGCATCGGCAGCTCTCCTCCATTCTTCATGGCGTAATTCTGCTGCGCCATCTGCTGAACCATAGGAGAAGGCCCCGTTATAGTCACTCTCCCTTTGCTCATATGCGTATTCTGGTTATTGTTTGTTGGCATAGCTTATTCTTCTTTAATAATAATTTCGCCAAACAGAAGAAATCGGTCTATAACTTCATTGAGAACTTTTGAAAGTTCCTCTGCTGCTTCCTCGTCCTCTTTAAGAATCTTAGCAAAATCCTTACCGCATAGAACCATTACACCAGTATGGTCAGCGCCTTCTTCTGCAACATCAACCCCAGCAATATGGTAGAAGATACCATTGCCGTCCTCGCTAAGCTCAGGAAGCTGAGGGTTGAATCTGTAGCCATTCGCCCAAAGACGACATTTCTCGAAGACATCAGAAGGAACGAGACCTTTGCTAACTATAATCTTAGCCAACTTCTGAATCATCTTTTCAGCAGCAATACCGTATTCACAATACTCCTTAGAAACTTTACGAACCTCTTTAACCAGATTGTTTGCTTCTTCCAACTCCTTCTTCAACTCCTTATTCTTATTCATGTACTTCTGGCTTACCTCGACCAGATTCTTCTCACGAATCTTTGAAAGACGAAGTTCCTCTGCAACGTCAGACAAAACAGCGTCCTTATCCTTTAGCTTTTGTTCCAAATCCACATTCTCGCCGAATTCCTTTATCTTTCCATTTAGGTGTCTACAACTCTCCTTTCTCAACTCCTCAATCTTCAAGTTCTTCTTGTGGATAATCTTGTTGAGTCGGGCAATCTCTTTGCCGAAGCGCTTAATCTTCTTTCCCTGCTCATTCAACAAAGCATCGTTGAACTGGGAGGCTGCTTCTTTAAGGGCAGGAGAACAAGGAACAGGGTCGCCGTGTTTGATGTGATTCTTTCCGTACTCCTTCTTCAAGCGAGCCTCACGCTCATCCCATTCTACAGGAGACAAACCAATGGTCCATTTGTTTGCATTGGCAACCTTTATGGCTTCACAAACTTCTGGCTTCTCAAATTCTCTTATCGCCCCAGTCTGGTTTATTACCATCGGTGCCAAACACATGTGAAAACCTTCCTTCTTCAATATCTTTATTGCTTCTTTTAATGTCATAATCTATCCAATTAAAATAATGATTAAAAAACCAGCAAATGCGCCAAATACATCTGCTATTATATCCTTGTTGTCAAACAAGCAGTATGTGTTATAGTCGTATACCTCCTTCAATATGCCGGCAATAACTGCAATCATACAGGCTGATACCGCCGAAGCTGTAGTACCCAGACCGAGCACGTTCATATTAAAAAGAGCAACAACCATCGTGATCAGGCAGCAAGTTTCAAAGTGCAATACCTTGTCTTCGCCGCCAATTCGCTTTATAAATCTCTGAAATATATTCATAATCTTTAAGTTTAACTTCATTAACACTTTCCGAAAAATAAGGGGTGGGGAAAATCGGAAAACCGAAATAAAAAGGAGATGGGGGGTGGGGGTCGCATTTTTATATTTGTATTTATCTACTATAGTTTAAAACGGTGGTCAACGGGGGTGCCCCTTTGGGTTTGGTTGTGTGTGCCTCCTTCTCCATGTTCTTGGCACTCGTTCCTCTCGTCTTTGCCTCCTGCTCCCACCGAAGCCTCAAGCCTACCCAAACAGCCCATCAACGCCCTCTGTGACCTTCTTAAGCCTTGCATCCGCACTTTCACCGAGGGCAGATGTTATACCAGTGTTATCACGGCTACCCATATCACTTGGTTTTAGGCTGTCATTCAGCGACTTATCCCCTTTAGGTTCTGAACCCAACTGGTTCACACCCGCCTTGAACAGAGCATTGCTCATATTCTGAGCCGCCTCACTGGTATTCTGTGCGGTCTGCATGGCGGCTTGCTCACGTTCCTGAGACTGCCCAACTTGGTGTTGGAAGTGCGCATCAGCCACTTGCTGCTTTCTTGCAGTGTCTTTCGCCCCGATGTTGGCGATAGTGTCACCCATAGTCCTGTTAGCCGCCTCCTTCGCCATTGCTGTAGCCGCAGCAGTACCACCGCCAACAGCAGCCGCACCATCAGCCTTACGGACGTAGCTGTCCTGCACCTCTTGCGCACGCCTCATCAGGTTTTGCCCAGCCTTGGTGTCGATGTAGTCGGTATTGTACTCCTTGTCATACCATGCCTTTTCTGCCGCTGCCCTGTACTTCCGCTCTCTCTCCGCTTTTTTTGCCTCCCTACGAGCCTTTGCACCACCGAACAGAGAAGAAGCAACACTACCAGCCAACATTGCCGCAGTAGCTATCCATTCACATCGAACACCGAGAACTGGAGATGCACCTAAATTCTTTGGGATTTTCGTCAAGATTTCTTTCATAATTGCAATTATTAATTTACCAATGTATTTGTGTCGGCAAATATATATATATTTGACCCACGTTTTTTCCATTGTAGCCCTACCCCATTCCCCTCCTCCTCCCACAAGTCCTTTTGTCGGCGCACAAATCATGGCTTTGCCCATCAAAATGCCCCTCAAAACGTCTATCTTTGTAAACATTTTGCACTTTTGCACTAAAAACTTACACACCTCATTACCAGCACTTTAGTTTCACCTCCTCCCGAGAGTGAACACAACTTTTCTGTAATATTATTTTACTTTTCTCTATCATAGAGCATTTTTGCCCAAAAAAATCATGTCGCATTAATAGGTACGCACGCACGCAAGGAATGATGAAAAATACTATCTCATCACGTAATACAGCTATCATTAAAGCCAAAACTCTCGTATTTTCAGCATATTCGGGTAATTGGTCGTGTTTTTCGTCAAATTCGCTAATTATGAGGCGTTTAAGGGCGTTTTCTTGTCATTTTAGAGCCATTTTCTTGCTTTCCAGGCGTGTTCTTCAAGTTTGCGCAGAATTTATCGCAAAATAGGATTAAGGCTTTTAGAAGGTGTTTTTCTGCTGTTTTCCTCTTTCCGCTTATTTCCTTTCCTTTCCTCTTTCCTTTCCTTCCCTCTGTATTCTCTGTTTGTGTGTGTTTCTCTCTGGTTATCTGTATATGATGAGGAAGGGAGAGAAGAATACCTTTGGGAGATAAGGCAACGTGGGGGCGGGGCTGCGCCCTCACGTCCCTGCTGTGGGGCTGCGCCCATTAAATTATCTGAATGACAACAGAGCTATCTACATTTGGGCAATATTGGTTAGGATAAATGGAAAGCGTTATATCCGCCTTACCTGTTGACCACTTCGAGAAGTATTTAAGGTATATAAATGGTTCTATTCCTAAAACTCGAGATATTCTGCTTACGAGTATTCCGTACATATCATTCTTGCTCATCTTAGATAAGTCCGCATAGATAGAAATAGATGACAATTTACAATTTGTATTAAAACAGAAGGAAACTTCTTTTATATTCTCAAACTCATTGACACCCCAAACTACATATTGATTTCCATAGTTAGATATTCCCATTTTGTAAGATTCGCTTTCAAAATCGTCTTCATTTACAGATAAATTTAAATGTTTGAAACGAGACTTACAGAAAGCATAACTATCACCAATCTCAAACCCCATTGTTCCATTAGGTCTAATACCATCTATAGGATTAGAAGACATTGCTTGGTCCTTAGTAGTACTAAAAAGAACCTTTGCAGCAAAAGCGATAAACGCTAATGCCGCAATAATAATAAAAATTTCCATAAATTAATTGTTAGATGTTATTATATATTGTTACTTTGCTATAGCCCTTATCTCCTCAACTTGATTCAGGAATTCATCAATCGTGTCAGCAGTGTAGTGTATCCCTTTATAGCGGATATAGCTGGCGAAATCTTCTTGCTTGTCTGTTACTTCATCCTCAAAGAACTCACTTACGTTTGCACCAATAACGTCAGCAACTTGGCGCATAGTCTTATACGTTGGGTTGCCATTAATCATGTTATTTAGGTTTACCCTATTAATTCCGAGGGCACCAGACACTTGCTTTTGTGTAAAGCCCTTTTGTTTTATTATCTTAGCTATATCCATAAATATCCAATGTAATGTTATAATATTGGTTGCAAAGATACATAAATATTTTGATACTACCAAATTTTTGAGAAAATGTAGTATTAAGGCACTAATAAACCAATTTTGATGTAATGGTAAGTTAATTGTGTTAAAATACAGACTTGAAGTGTTAAAACACTACCTAAAAATTTGGCTATGTACCAATAAAACACTACATTTGCAATCGAATTCAGTATTACACTGGTTCACCGAAGAACGCAAAGCCCGTAGTTACGATTAGCCGAGCGGAGGGAGCATGGCAGAGATGTCACCCGATAGTTGCCGTAATGCAGCCACGTATGTACATTTATATACGTGTAGGTCGCAAGCCCTTAAATGCAGAGTGGAGCAACAACTAAACAACATGAAGAAATTTGCTGTATTGAAACAACTTTACAATTACTCACCTCGTGTGTTAGAAATGTTCGATGAACGTGAAGACGCAGAGTTGTACGTTACACTAATGAAAAAGACAAACAAAGACACAGATGCTTTTGAATACAATGTATTTGAAATGAGTAAATAATTTAATTGGATAAAACATGAAACCGATTGATTACAGAAAATTGACAAAGGAAGGACTATTAAGCATTTATAATAGTAACATGAACTATTATAAAGCACACAACATCAAACGCCCATTTGGCAGATATGCTGAATTGTTCTTCATATTGTTCAACGATGGCACAAACCCTTATATGTGGTCACTTGAAACCATTTGCAGTTGGTTTCCTGAATGCGACCGCACAAAGTTAGAAAAAGTATTGGATATATACATTTAATTAAATAAACACTATGCTTACACTTAATTCAAAAATCGGAGAGGCTACTCTCTCAGAAAACGGAAACAAAGAACGTATTGACATTTGGGACGGAAACGTTCTCGCAGCATTCACTTCCGACAGAGAAACAGAAGACGGAAAGAAAGACAGAATACTATGGGGATTTCTGTATAGCACGGACCAAGCAAAGAGTATGGCAGAACACTACAAAAAGAAAGGTACAAGACTATTCGGTGCTGAAAATGTCAGTATTAAAATGAACCTGTATTTCCCTAAGGCAAAGGAAGTGGTTGAAGTATTGACACGAACCTTTGGATATAAGGTTGAATGCTACTATGAGAAGAAGGTGGAGCAAAACCTTGGGGAGATAAGGGAGGGCTGCGCCCTCCCCTTGCTGAATGTGGAACTATTATAAAACATAAAACTCATGAAGACTATAACACTTTCAAGCGATGATATTTGTATCATCACTCTCGCTTTACTGGATAAGGCGATGAATATCAAGAACTCTGCGAAGATATGCGGTATTACACTATCTTCGCAGACCTTAAACAAACTTGCTGTCATGCAGGGAATAGTTGACAAAATAAACGATTAAATAAAATAAGACTATGAGAAAGAACAAGACTTACGAGCAGCAAAAGAAGTTCTACGATGAGAGTGGACAATACGAGAGTTTGGGAGATATTTTCATTTACTGGCTTGAATGCGGCAACGAGACCGCAGAACAGATGCAGGAGACATTCAGAGAAGGCAACCACGAGTGCAAAGATTTCATACTGGAAGACTTGTACCACCTATGTGACAAAGAGATATTTTACAAATTTGTGAGGATATTCTACTTTGGCAAGATGTAACAAGCTATATCGGCAAGAGTATAGAGGCTCACAGGTGGTTCAAGACCACCTGCCGAACGATTAATCAAGTGGGACAATGGCACTTTAGCAGATTTCCGAGGAATACACCCACACTAATAAAATTATTAGTCGGAAATGCGGGCGTGATATACCTTAATATCAGATGAGCAAAACATCTAAAAGCCGTATCGCTATGCAGAGCGAGGGAGAAAAACCCGTAAAAAGACCGATGCGAGGGCAGAGCATGGGGCTAAGGAAAAAGCCTGAATAAACGAACCCGAGTTTGCGGCAACTCGTAAAACTGCAAGCCAAAATCTCTTGTGTGGAGTGAGATTGAAATAAACCACACGTTGAGCAACAACGTTAAGTGTAACGAGCCGTGCATAAGCGGACAGAAAAGGTAGGGCAGCGGAAACGTACACCTCCGCACAATAAAAGGCGTAGAAGCAACCCAAAAGGCTTCCAGCGGCTCACGACCGCAACGCCTACAAACGTATAACGATAAAAAGAAAGGACAAAGCTATGGACATTACATTTTTCGCACTCACAGCGGTAGTATTCTATGCGCTTGGCGTAGCCGCTGGCAGACACAACGACAATTTTAAGGAATAAGAAAACAGATAAGATTATGAAGAAGTACATCAACCATTTGTTGGTAGTTGCAGCCATTGCTGCAATGCCAATACTTGCAAGCGCATACAACAGCGCACGCAAGGAAGCAGACAGACGTTTGCTTATTGATTTCATTGAGTATTGCCAAAAGAACAAGGGGCTTGAGCAGATTGATCCAAACAAGGACTACAAGAAATCAAGCCTCCACGACCTCAGGAACATGGCTACCTACTATGTAGAGCAGTCGTGCTTCTATGATGTGACAGACTTCGATGAGCAGTATAAGATAGACGAAATAGTATATCACAACGACAAAAACAAGGAACATGGCAATAATAACTAAGTTTTTCAAGGGAGCGGGATATTCAGACAAGAACAACGTGAGATATATCGCACGCACAACCTTTGTTCAGATAAGGACACCGCATTCAGAGAGATATTATTTAACAAACGGAACACAAGTGAGCAAGTCAACTTGCTTGCAGAGAATAAAGAAATAACAATTATGAAAGCTATACCAAAAGACAAGCAGATTGCTGAATACACACTGATTTCAGCACCTATAGACGAAACTAACGTCCAGTCGGACATCATACGGAGAGTATTCGACAATGAGGAGTGCATAACGAGAAAAGGCACATATCTCGGGTATGTGGAGGATATGGCTGTCAAGGCTACTATCTTCTATAACAACGTATTTTTACACTCATCAATAAGAATGAGGCAGACAAAGGCATATTCGCCGGCACTATCCTATCTCGTATCACAGAAGACGAGTACAAGGATATATATATATTGGAAACTCTTTCCAGTATATTTGTGAGGATGATGACAATAGGCTTGTTGTTACGATAAATTACGAGGGAGAAGGAGAGGTTGTAGTTATGTTCAACCTGAATGTACTTTCGGATGATTTGGTATTTTAAGAAATTATCGGCTGAGTCTGTAAAAGCAGCACACCACAATGCAATGTTTGTGGCAGCCACAAACTAAAACGCAAATAATATGGAAGAAATTTTATCAAACATCTATGCGGACGCATACCAGTATGCGATAAGCAACGGAGCGACAGAGAGACAAGCAGAGGAGTACGCACTCGACTGCAAGAACGAGGTTGAACAATTTTACAATTAAACAGCTATGGTAAAGTTACGTGATTACATTACAGAGCAGTTAAAGGATATGGCTGCAAAGGACGAGAATTTCAAGGCTCGCTACGAGGACAAGGACAAGTCTATGGACGAATGCGTGAAGTATATCTTTGAGCAAGCGAAGAAGCAAGCAGAGAATAATTGCGCAGCGATAGACAATGATGAGGTGTTGAACTGGGCAGTACACTATTATCAAGAGAAGGACTGCAAGCCAAAGGGTAATGTTGTAGCAAAAGTAAAGGCCTCGTCCCCAGTAGTGGCTTCGCCAGTAACAGCCAAGCCCCAGCCTAAGAAGAAAACAGCACCAAAGGCAAAGAAAGCAGAGTCTAAGGCAAAGTTCATCGAGTTAAACCTGTTCGACTAAAACCATTTCGAGTTATGAAACCAAGAACCAAGAACGAGGAGCAGATTGTGAAGCTATCCAGCCAGCTGGGTAGCATTTGCAGTCGTGATGAGCAGAAACTCATCAAGCAGACGTACGGAACGTGCGAGTACAACGATATGTACGACAGAACATACGCAGTCATCAATCAAGCCTACAGAGGCTATCAGGTAATGAGGTATTTCCGCATCACCCGACACCGCAACCGCAAACGTGAGGTATCATACTCCCTTTGGGAGGTGCAACAGGTATGGAACAAGAAAGGTTCACGGCAGACAACTCTGTCACGTAGACGTGCGATGAGTTGGTGTCTTGATGCATTTACCTACTCGTCAGACCTTACCATACGCCCACAGCGCATCGACATACCTTACGAATACTTATACAATAAGTCTCTCGTTGATACATACCAGTATTGCGAGCCTTATATGGAAGCAGCGCAGCAGGAAATGCATAGAGCAGAGATATACAAGATACTATCGAAGAATGACCCATTCGAGGAGACTCTTTTCAAGGCTTCGCCAGCATTGTTTGCGCACGCTCACAGATACGTGCGTGACACAGAGCCTTATATGGCAGCATACAAGGTTGCTATCCGTCACGGCTATGCCATCAGCGATGTATCTATGTATGTTGACTATATCAGTGCGCTTATCTATCTCGGAAAGGACACGCACAACCCATTCTATGTATGCCCAGACAATCTTCTTCAGGCGCACGACAAGTATGTTGCTAAAATAGAAACAGAGAAGAATAGAGCAAGAGAGGAAGAGCGCAGAAAGAAAGCACTCAAAGACAACGAGCGATACGTCAAGGAGAAGCAGAAGTTCTTCGGTATCTTCCTTTCGGACGGAGAACTTACTGGCGAGGTGCTGAAATCCGTTGATGAGTTTATCAAGGAGGGAGAGGCAATGCATAATTGCGTGTTCGCTTGTGGGTATTACAAGCGAAAGAACTCTTTGATTTTCTCTGTACGTGACAAGGACGGAAAGAGAGTGGAGACCGTAGAGTTCGACCTCGTAAGCGGAAAAGTCATACAGGCATACGGCTGCTGCAACAAGATAAGCAAGCAGCATAAGGAGGTGCTCCGACTTGTCAATTCAAGCGCAGCACTCATCGAGAGCTATAACAATAATAACACAATTAAAATCAAGGCAGCATGAAGAAACAAGAGTTTATTTTCGTCTTCCCCCAGTCGGGGGAGACGATTACGAGAGTCATGAACCCTCTCGCAGTAAAGGACGCAGTGGTAAAATACCTCAAGGTTCAGAACGAGGTGCGTGGAGACATCTGCATCATCAGGAACAGCCTCAACGAAGTAGTCGCTATGGCATACGTCAGCGAGACGATGAAAATTTCTTTTTTCACTGAAGACGAGTCAGTGAGCGACATCAAACCAATCGAAGTAGTAGAGGAAGGAGGTGCGTCATGAGCAAGCAAGAGTGGTTTATTCTGATCATGTTCATCCTGAGCATTATAATCGGTTTTTCTTCATAAGAGAAGGCAACGGGAGTCCAACCAACTCCCACTTTTTTTATTTTCGATATGACAAAGAAAGCAGTAGTATATTTTTATGATGACATCTGTTGTGTGGACGACACCGAAATCCTGTACGACAAGAAAGACCAGCTGGCTGATATTGTTGTAGCTATGCTCAGAGCCACGGCAGAGGCTAAAACGGCAGAGGCTTACGATGCAGCCACCAGCAACCTAATCCTTAAGTACAACGTGTCACGAAAAGGAAAGGTGTCGAAAATGCGCACATCAAGGCGAGGAGGCTCACGTCCAGGGGCTGGGCGAAAAAGCAAGGGCAGGGAAAGCATACAGCATATCATCACACTTCGGGTGAACGCAGATACATACGATTATCTCCAGTCGCTTCCCGACAAGTCGCTTTGGATTAGAACAGCGATAGCGGAAAAACTTGAACGAGATAATACGGCAACAGGGCAGTCGTGATTTGCGACTGCCCTGTTTTTTTGTTTCTATAGCTCATCAAACTCCTTTTTGTATTCTGCCAACTTTTTCACTAAAATGTCCTTCAATTCATAGCGGAAAGAGGGATTTGCTTCTATAAGTACATAGAGATCACTACTTATTTCGTCATTGCTGGCGTAAGTGAAGTCATGAATTATACTCTCTATTCTTTTGATAGTTATTTGGAGTCTATCTGCTTCTTGGTATGTTTTTTCTGTCATATCTTAGTAAAATTTTAAAAGCGGCAAACACTATTCTCACGAACCATGAATACCTTGGGAATAAAACCAAAAATCTAACTTTGCCTATTTCAATTTACTAATATCAATAAATGTGCTATTGTTTCCACCGGTAGTGACCTGAGGAACAGAGCCATTCCATTTCTCAATCCACATCTTTTGGAGAATAGCAGGAGTAAGTGAAGCCGTCTTTAGCTCGTTAGCCTCACGTTCAGCCCGAGCCTGCACAAGCATCTTCTCTGCCTCAGCCTTCTTTACTGCGACCTCATTGAGTGCTCGCTGTGCCTCCTGTATTGCCTTGTTCTTCTGATTAACAGCCTCAACGATAGAACTTGGATACTTAAGACCAGATGTTAGCTGCTCAAGATGAAAATGTTCTTTGGCAAGAGCCTTACTAAGTTGCGTCTCAATAGCTCTCTCTACCAAGTCACGATTGCTAACAATTTGGTCAGTTGTGTACTTGTTCAGCTGAATGCGGAATGCGTCTTTTACGTAGTTAAACAAAGTGCCGTTGATAATATCCTTCAATTCCTTGCGGTATTTCTTGAAGACCTTTGGCGCATTTCCATCCACCATTTTCAAAGAAACAGTAGGATCAACGGTAAACTCAGAGCCATCCTTTGCGTTAATGGTGAACTCTGGGTAGTCGATAGTCTGAACAAACGTAGGGTACTCATACACCTCCTCAGTAAAAGGATTGTACCACACACGACCTGTTACCAGACTCACATCATCAACGCCTTTGTCGGAGCCGTAGAGATTAACGAGAATACCCTCTGAACCTGCATCAACACGTTCGCTGCAAGAAGTTAAACACAATGCTGAGAAAAACAGCGACAACACACACAATAATTTAATCTGTCTTTTCATTTTCGTTATTTTTGAATGTTAAACAATTTGTTGCTACCGAAAACAGAACCCAAAACAAAAGAACTGCTACACTTACAATGTTTGTCGTTGTATCTGCCTTGCTTACGCCTCTAAGTCCGACATCTACAACCATAAGGGTTATTACAACCCACGCCACGAATGCGGCGATTTTCCATTTAATTTTATTCATAATCCTACTTTATTTTTATAATAGTTTCAGCTAACTCAACAGCATGTTTTGGCACAAAAAACCGATTAGTCAAATCATCACGCAACTCTGTTGCTAACTTGTTGATTTTAGGGAGTAGATTCAAAATGCGCAGTTTTTCGGATTCAAAATCACGCACCTTTCGCTGATAACTTCTTTCCAAATCCTCAGCCTTATTTTTGTACTCCTTTTCGAGTTCAACTTTCTTCAAGTCGTACTCGCTATCGAGTTTTCTTTTTGCTTCAACATAATATTGTCTTTCGCAGTCTCTATCATGGATACTACGATTAATCTCATCTTGCATAGCCTGTTCGGCTTTCAAGCGGACATCCTCGAAGTTAACATAGGACTCAGAAGACTCGACTCTATCTCTATGCGTGCATTGTTTGTAAGTTGGCAACCCTGTCAAATGGCTATAAGAAGGAGTGTCAACCTCACGCTCTACAACCGTCTCTTTACGAATAATTACCTTTGCACCCTGCTTCAAGGAATCATTCAACTTTTTGAGCTCCTTTACTTGCTCCTCTAATTCTGAGTTGCGCTTACGTATTGCATCGTACTCAGACAAATCTACATTTACAACTGCCATATTATATAATTTTTAGTTCGACATTTGCTTACTATTTACTTAATTTATCCAATTATTATTTTAATTTTAAAATGGATAGTTTTGGATTCCTTTTGATTCTTGGTTCCCCTTATCGCACACGTATGTGAGCGAATCAGAAAAACTAAGAATCCGAGTATGGATGAGTCCCATCATCCCCCATCATCTGGTCACTTGATAATTCTACATCAGTTAACCTAAGCAGCATAAGGAGTAGATTCCCCTCCGCTCGTCTTCTGCTATCAGTTCCTACGATTTGCCATGCGGTCTTCCTTGCATTTTATAGACTGATGAATCGGAAGGTATTTAGCCCATAGTCTTTCATCTTGTCTCGTCTTGCCTTGTAACTTAGGAATACAAAAAATCCCCAAAGTTGTGTTACGACCAACTAAGGGGATCCATATATCGTTACCTATCGAATATAGGCAGCAAATGTGCTATGTTTTCTTTGCCAATCGTAACTTGACGAGTGCAAATGTACTCTTTCTTGTTCATCTGTGCAAGTTTTTAAACAACCATTAACTCATTAAAAAAATGTAAAATGTTCTGATTTCTGAAAAATAATGCTAAAATTTTATGTATATAAAAATGTTATCACTATCTTTGCAGTGTGTATGTAAGCATCTCTATTTCTGACGATTATAGTGACAAAGTTGTGAACCCAACGGAATCACTCTCATCATGATGCAAAGCAGGTGATATGATCATTAGATTGTATCACCTGTTTTGTTTTAGCACATCCGAAATCGAAAATGACTAATGACTAATGAGCGAGTCATAGAACGTTTTCATCAATCTAAGTATTTATCAGGAATGATTTTATTTTATTTTTGTCTTGTCAGGTAGATTTTTGTTTTGTCAAGAATTTGAGAATTTAAGAATTTTTCTCTGATTACCTATCCGCTACGCGCGGTGAACGTTAATT